TCACTCCGTCCCGACCATATATTTCAGCGACTTAGCCACCTTCGGGTGGCTTTGTTGTTTTTGGGTGTGGGGAGTTTTTCGGGACTTCATCCGATTTTCCTCTTCAATATCGTCAACACCGGCCCGCGCGAGTCCGTTGTTGATACCATGTTCGCAGCTTCAATCAGCTTGCCCAGCTCAGCGCCGGAGTAGTGGCTGGTGACGCTGCCGTTCTTGTGCCCGAGCAGTGACTTCCGATCCTCTTCAGTAACGCCTGCGGCGCGCAATCGTCGCCCGAAGGTGTGCTTCAAGTCGTGAATTCTGATCGAGGCATATCCAGGGTGAGCGGGGCGAAGGTTTTCCTCCTGCCAGAGTTTCGCCGCTCTCACCCGCGCCTTCTTCCAGGCTGAGTCGTTCATCCGGTGCATCGCGGTCCCGTTGTATGGGAAGACCCATTCCTTGCTGATGCCGCGTTGCCGCTCGATGATCGACTTGGCCACGCTGTTCAACACCACCAGGCGCTCGTCGCCGTTCTTTACGCCCGACCGGGCGTGTCTCCCGCCAAAGTCAGCGGGGATCAGGAACACACTGGTCCCCAGTTCCGGCACCGAAATCTCCCAATCCCACCTCAGCTTGCACACCTCCTGCTCGCGGCATCCCGTGTTCACTTTGAACAGGGCCATCGTCTGCAGGTGGCCAGGCAGTTCGTTGAACAGAATCGACTGCTCCTCCCACGACATCGGGTAGGGCTTGCGGCTCGACTTCTTCTCCTCAAGCTTTTTCAGCATCGGTACGCTGTCCAGCCAAGGCCGGCGGTCATCATCCCGCCACTTCCTGGCGCAAAGGGTAAGAACTCGCACCGCGCGCTCGATCGCGATGTTGATCGTCCGGTTGCTCACCGCCTTCTCGATTTTTCCGTCTGAGAGAACCTTTTCTGTCTGCCGATCCCGTATGAAAGGCTCCAAGGCCTGGTCATCAATGTGTGTCAACGGCAGGTGGCCCAGGTACGGGTGGAGTTGTTTCATGCACAAGGCAGTCAGGTGGATGGATGGCTGATCCTTGACTTCAAGGAGGTAGCGCATTGCGGCTTCCTCCCAGGTCCTGATCTGCCGCACGCCGTACACCTTCTGCTGTCGCAGCTTCTCCAGTTTGTGGATCAGGTACTGCTCTGCTTCTTCCCGGTCACTAGTGCCAGTACTCTCTCGAATTCGCTCCCCTCTGTAGACTTTATCGATTTGCCAGACACCGCCCTTCTCGTAGAGGCCGGTGATCGTTTTTCGCGCCATGTATCATCTCCTCGGCGCTCGCTGCGGGGCCGATTGTTGTCCTGTCCGGTGGCTTTTTCAATCGCCTTGGCCTCGATGTAGACGTCTGCCCACTCGTCCAGCTCCTGGCGATCAAAGGCCACGCCCTGCTTGCCAATGGGGAATTCCTTAACGCAGGGCCTGACCGTCTTGTTGAATTCATCCCGGCACATGCCGAGATATCCTGGGGCATCGCCGAAACGGATGAACCGCGGCTGAATGCTTGAGGGTTTTGCTGCAGTGGCATTCGCCATGGTTTTCTCCACTCCGCCGGTGGCGGCAGGTTGGTGGTCAGTCGCAGCTGCTCGAACTGGATCCGCTATCGCTGGAGCTGCTGCTGTCGCTAGACGAATAGCTGCTCCCGTTGTCGTAGCTGCTGTAGTCCCGGCCGGTGCAGGCACTGCTCGATCGCGTCGGCTCGTAGCTGTCCACCTGGTGGATGGGATGCGAGGGGCTGGCAATGCTCATTGGATTGAGCGGGTCGAGGACAGGATCCTGCCGACCAGCTGCCGGGCTATGGCCTCGGGCGTAACCGGTCGAACCGAGCGCGGCGCGTTGTGCAGGCTTCTTCTTGCGCTTAAACAGGCGGGTCAAGAAATTGAGCATGAGGTTCTCCATGCCCGCGCATATCGGCGGGCATATGTGTTAAAAAAGTGGTCAAAAGGAGATTCGATATGGGCAAGACAGCCAAACCGTTTTACTTAGCCGCGGCGCCGCTGATAGCTGTTGGTGCTGCATTTGCCGCTGTAGGCGCATCTGGGCAGACTGCTTTCGGCTACACCGCAGTTGGCTTGCTGGTGCCCGGCGTTGTGTTATTGATCGCCGAGTACTGTCGGCGGGCTTGAGTTTTAGGGTGAGGGGTTAGGCTGCTGGGCGCTTCATGAAGGTGATCCAGTGCGTCTTCTCGCGCTTGCCGGACTTGTGGCCAAATAAAGGCTTTTCTTCAGTGAGGGCCAGCAGCTCGCTGACCAGCACCTGGGTTTCGTTCCACTTGAAGATCAGGATTCCCTCGGGCTCCAGCACGCGGAAGCATTCGGCAAAACCTTGGCGGATGTCCTCCCGCCAGTCGCTGGTGAGCACCCCGTACTTGGCCCTCATCCAGCTGTCCACGCCGGCGCGGGTAAGGTGCGGGGGATCGAAGACGACCAGGCGGAACGTTGAGCCCTCGAAAGGCAAGTGCCGGAAGTCCATGAGCACATCAGGCTCTACCTTCAGCACCCGGCCATCGCACAGCAGGTGCTCTTCGTCGCGGATGTCGCCGAACAGGGCGCGCTGGTCTTCCTTGTCGAACCACATCATGCGGCTGGCGCTGCAGGGATCGAGCACTTTGGCCGCAGCACTCATCGCGGCGCCTTCCATACCAGATAGGCCATGTACATCAGGGGCAGGATCATAGAAGGTGCGCTCCAGATTCAAGAAGGCCGTCGCGGTCTTCGCGAAGGTTGTTGCGCTCGGTCGCCAAGCGCTGGATCTCGCGGTGCAGGTACTGGGCGATGGACTCGCCCGCGCGAAGGTCGCCGGGCATGGCACGCCCTTTAAGGGCCGCCTCCAGCTCGTTCAAAGTGAATTGCTCGATCATGGCATCAGTTCCTTCGGCACCTGGACGGTATCGCCGAGCTTGTAGTGGACGAATCCCCGGCAGAACGCGACCAGCGCAGTGGGGCCGTAGCAGAAGATGCCAGCGCCCGCCGGCCCGCCGCTGTAGCAAACGTCTTTGGCAAGGCCCGGTGAGTGCTGCGCGCTCCCGTGGTGTTTGTCGATCAGCTGGCCGCCTTGCTCCCAATTGGAAGATGGGCGATAGCCAAAGTCCTCGGCAGCGCCGCGAATGCTGATACTTGCCGGATATGACTCTGAGATCCAAATAGTCGTCCGGTGCTCCGGGTCGACCTTGAAGCCCTCAGCCATGGCGGCCGCCCAGTCCAGCGGCGCGCCGATCAACTTGGCCGTCTTCACTTCGATCAGGTCGGTCATGGCTGGGCACCTGGTGGAGAGGGCAGGTGCTGCCAGTGGGTAGGCTCGTGCTCATCGCTGGCGTCGCTATCCACGACCTCCCACTTGCCCTTGTTGAAGTAGTGGCCGTAGCAGGCCGACCACATCCAGCCATCGGTGCTCGAAGCGCGCTCTCCGACGATCATCACGTCCCCATCCATGCGCAGCCAGACGGGGGTGTCGAGTTTGGGCAGCTCGTCGTTGCACTTGATCCACTGGCTCATGCTCACGCCTCCTTTCTTCGTTCTTTCTCGATCTGGCCATAAAGAGCGTCCACTCGCTTCTGCTTGCGATTGATCGCTTCAGTACGCTTTACGCTCTCTAGCAAGGCCTTCTTGTAGGGTTCGATTTTCTCCAGCAGTCGAAGACGTTCGCGCGGACAGGTTGAGGCGTTGAACTGCTCGGCCAGCCGGTCGTGCTCTTTGAAATCGAGATGGTCGAGCGCTCGGTTCTCCTTTTCCATTTCTGCCAGGACGTCTGCCGACTGCCGATGCCAGCGCAGGTACAGAACATCGCTTTTCCTTGGCCCCTTGAGGAAGGGCTGCGACCTGATCCAGTCGATCAGCTCGTCTTTGGTCATCTCGTCGAGGATGTCTTTCTTGGCGGCCTTGCTCACATCTGATACCTCTCATCAATCCAGCGCCCAGGCGCCAGTGCGGGTGTAGGTTCTGGTTGTGTTTCGTGCGGGGAGAGCTGGCGCTGGTTGCCGGCCTGCAGCTGGCTGTCGGGGATGCAGCTGATGCCGACCCCGTTGAGCAAATAGCAGGTGACGCCCCGCTTGCTGTCATGCTGCACGTCTATGACGTTTTCGGTTGCGCTGGCGCCGGTGGCCAGCAGCAGGAGGCAGAGGGCGAGGCGGGTCATGGCGTCACCACTCGACGACCCCACCAGCATGAGGGCCCGTCGTCAGTGTCGTAGATGGCCAGGCAGAACCAGCCTTCACCATCTGGCTTGCTGGGTTCCCAGTAGCTGCAATCGGGGGCGCCAGACTCGAAGTAGCGTTCTGCGATGTCCTCTGGTGCGTCGGTTTCGAGTTCGACTCGGACCACCTCAAGTCCCTGCTGGGATACCCAAGCCTTGCTTTTCTCGACGTCGCCCTCGTCGAAATCGGGCAGGTCAGGGTGCTGAAACATCCCGTATTCGTCACGGCGCACAACTGCGGGCTTGATCAGGCTCTGGCGGTCAAGGCGTTCGATCTCCGCAAGGATCAGTGCACCAGCTTTCACCAGGTCGCGCCGGCGATCTGCGCTTGGCTTGAACGTTTCTGGCGCCCATGGCCAATCGGTACTCATGGTTCCAGGCTGGCCGGAGAGACGAGCGTAGACGCTTGCTGCCCTGGCCAGTTCGCCGCTGGCGTAGTCGTCATCGCGATTTAGCGAGTAGCCTTCGTCGCTGACCTGCCGCTGGCGCTCGAGCACGACGGCCAGCGCCGCGCGGTTGAGGGTGATTCCACTTTTCTCGGGCATGACGATTCCTTGGCCGCCATATCGCGGCAGTGAATAGAGGGGAGAAGGGTTACAGCTATGGAGTACAGATGTTCTCTTTCGGCGCGGAGTCTTCCGCGCGCATGAAGGCCGCCATGGTGCCCATCTGCTCGACGATGGCGCGTTCCTCAGCCGATGCGGTCTTGGCGATGTTGCTCTTGCGCTTCTGGCACAGCCGACAATCGACCATGCCCCAGTCACCTGACAGGTCGGAGGAATCCCCTAGCCACGTTCCGCAGGGTGCTTGCTCAAGGTCATCCAGGTCGGTGAATGGTGCGAAGTGCGTCGTCATGACTTCGTCTCCGGCTCTGCGCCGGCGGCGGATAGCTGATGATCAATTCGCCCGATCAGCTGCAGGGTTGCGCCGCGGAAGCCAATCTCGGACTTAATGGCTAGGAGCTCTGTGTAGCATTCGCGCAGTAGCGCATCACGCTCGGCCAGCTGGGCGCGCAGGGTGTCGAATGTGCTCGCCCTTGCCTCAAGGGCCACCCTTGCTGCGTGCAGGTCACGGCGCAGCCGCTCAACCTCGCCAGGATCGGCGTGGGTGTAGAGCGGTCCAAGCTTGGCAATTTTGTCGAGGCAGGCGTTCCAGCCATCCTTGCGAGCATTAACTTCGGCTGCATTGCTCGGGATGACGCCCGGCAAGTATCTGGTGTAATGCTCTCGCTCAGGCAGAGCCACCGGCTCGCCCTGGTGCTGCTCGCCTGTCTGCTGAAAAACAGCTTCAGCAATCAGCCCGCAGCCCAGGTCATGCAGGCTCTGCACCTTCTCCAGCGCAGCGGCCAGAGAGCTTTCGGTGAAGGTCAACGCCTTCTCGGTGTTGCTGGATCGGTTTTCTGTGGGCATGGGGATACCTCAATGAACTTGAAAATTCGCTGCTTGCTTCGTCTTCCAGGGCTAGACTGGCTTGGTTCGACTGGGAGAACTGTCATGTCCACAGACCAGATTTCGCACTTGGAGCAAGCGCTTGTAGCGGTGCTTGCAGCAGCAGAGCAGTCAGGTTTAGAAATTGATGACTTGCGGCGAATTGCAATCGGTGGCCTGATGGGTAGCGCCTCATGGCGATGGGTCTGTTCGGATGCAGTGCCCGGCGCTATCGATGAGATTGAAAGGGCGACCAGGATCATTAATAGGTCACGACTCCGCAATCAGTCCTGAGATGATCGCTCTAGCTGCTGCTGAATCCTCTTTCCGATCCAGCGAACGACGAACACGGCCTTACTGTTGCCGATCGCCTTGTAGCGCGGCCCGTCAGGACATTCACCGGCGGGCTTGCCGCGATAGGGGATGCGGGTATGGTCGCCGGAGAAGCCCTGGAGCCATTCGCACTCGCGCGGGGTGAGTCGGCGAACACCAGCCCCCTCCTGGACCATTGGCTGGCCACGGCCTGTGCCGTCTTCGCTGGCATCGAAGCCCTCAGCCTTCAGCGTGTGAGTGATCTCGCCAGTGATGCACACGGCGGCCTGGCCGCCGGCGTTTGGATGGCTGGAGCCGTGACCCATGGCTCGGAGTGTTGGGGCCAGTTCACCAGCATCAGCACCATGATCGTTGCAGCTGAAGGCAAGCAGAGCGTTCTCCTGGCCGCTGTTACGACCCAGCGCGAATGCCTGGTCATCAAGCGTGCAGGGATCTTGTGTGCCATGGACGACAAGCATGCCGCTCTCGGCATCCTGCTGGGTGTAGCTACCAGCCGCTTTGCCATTCGCCTGAAGCGTGCCCGAGACGATGAATGCCTCGCTCTCGAAATCCATTCTTCCGCTGGCGCTGGCGCATGCGTTGCGCGCTGGAGCCACATCAATCGGGCCGCTTGTGTTGTTACCGCCGAACACCTTTGGCCAGTCGGGCGGCGCGACTACATGCCCGCCAGTGGCTCCGTCTGTTCCCGGGAAGCCACCGCCTTCAGTGCGTGCATCAAGGGTGCAGGCAAGGTCTTGCCCCTCGCCTCGGCGCGGCGGAGTATCCCGGCGCACGCCTTCGCGCTCAAAAAGTATTTCGAGGGGATCGAACCCTGCTCTAGCACTTGCGACAACGAACACACGGCGGCGTCGTTGGGCCAGGCCGAAATATTGGGCATCCAGAACCCGCCATGCGGCTGTTCGCGTGGGTCCATACACACAACCAGCGTCCTTCCATTTGCCCCCTGGCGGTTGGAGTTCTTCGGATTCGCCCACCAGGGCGCCGAGGAAGCAGCCGAACGCATTGCCCTTGTCGGAGAGGACGCCTGGGACGTTTTCCCAGAGACAGGTAGCCTCGGGCTCGCCGCGCTTTGTTCGAACATGGTCAATTGCATCAAGGAGCTCCACGTATTTGATGGTGAGGGCGCCGCGGGGATCGGACAGGCCCTCGCGCATGCCTGCGACGCTAAAGGCCTGGCAGGGCGTGCCGCCTACCAGCACCTCGGGCGCCGGGATTTTGCCGGACAGCACCGAGGACGCCAGGCGGGTCATGTCGCCGTGATTCGGCGTTCCGGGGTAGTGGTGAGCCAGCACCGCGCTAGGGAACGGCTCGATTTCGGCGTACCACTCGGCACGCCAGCCCAGCGGGTGCCAGGCTACGGTCGCAGCTTCAATGCCGCTGCAGACGCTTCCGTAGGTGATGGGCATGATGGCTCCTGGCCGGTATAGTCCTGCAATTTAGGAAGGGATGGACAGGTATGTCTCTTTGCTTAGCAATCACTGACGCTGACTGGATCCTGACAAAGGATGTTTTGGGGGTCATAACACCTATAGCCGGAGCACTAATTAGTGCCGGCACTCTTTGGGTGGCTTACAAATTTGGGCGAGAAGGCTTGAATACATGGAAAAGGCAGTTAAAGGGGACTTCTGATCACGCACTTGCCAGATCCGCAGCAGTCGCAATCTATAAGTACCGCGACCTTTTGATTATTCTCTGGGAAGTTGGCGGGCATGCTATAGATGAAATTGAAAGTAATCGCTGGATCAATCCAGACGATGATAGTGATTTTTCTAGCACCTTCTTCCAGTCTTGGCTGGATAAGATGAGGGCCGCGCGTTCGGAGTTGGAGGCGATAGGGGTAGAGTGTGCTGCAATTTGGGGCGGAGTATTCGAAAATGGATTTTCTGAAATTTATCGGCGTGAAGGTGAGTGTTCAGAAGCCATCGAGAATTGTCTATATCTTTATTCTAAGGGGGGGTTCGATCCGAGCATGGAGTATACGTCAGATTACTCACAGCTCAGGTGGTTGAAGTTTAAAAACGAAGTTGGCAAGGATAGGGTTGACGTCAAGAAGTACATTGATGGTCTGTTCGCGCCTCTGGTGGCTGAGATTAATTCAAAACAGCTTAAAGACATCTAATATCGCCTTGCAGGAATTGCGTTATCGTTGAATAAGGGAAGGCGCTGGCGGGCAACGCCAGAGGGTCAGGCGGCGTATCGAGAGCGCAATGCCTCTGCTATACGCGGGTCGGGCTGCATATCGGCGTAGGCCATTGCTATCTGGTGTTTGTGCTCTCGCCAAGCTTGGTGCGCTTCTGAAGCGCTGGTGTGATAGCCAAGAAACTCGTGCCGGCCAGAGAAAGGGTTTCTGCACTGAGCCACGAACCTCTGCCGCGCCTTGTGCCAAGAAACGCCGATCGGCAGGTCGCCGCGAATCGCCTGGCTATCCACCATGAACCTGTTCAAGTCAGGCGAGATAAACGCACAAGTTGCCGGGGAATAGACCTTGTTGCCTGGCACAAGCAGATCCTTGTCCAGGTGATTTCCCTCATGATCCTGGGCTGACATCCAGCCCCGGAAGGATGAGAAGGTGAGCCAATCATTTGATGCCGAGCAGTCCTGATAGGTGGGGTTCCTGATCTGAAACTTCTCGCTGTAGCATCGCTCCAGCATTCCGGTCCATGCCTTGTAGAACGGGCAGGTCCATACGGATCGCCGGCGTCCGCCAACCGTTTCGGTGAGGCAGACTTGGTAGTCGGCGTCGTTTGCTCCGACACCATAAACCAGCTTCAGGGCTTTGCTCATCGCGTTCTCCTGATATGTGTGGGCAGCGCCATGCCTCCGAGGGCCGGATGCGGCATGGTGGCAATTTGGGGTGGGATGGGGTATTACGGGTGACCGGCAAGAGGCCGGTGCACAAGGAGTAGTAAATGAGCCAGCAACAAGCGCAATTGGATGCACTGGAACACTTGCTGATGGCAGTGCTCAAAACAAGCGGGTCAAGCATCCCGAGCAAAGCAGTGTTCAGCAAAGCTGAATCATCGCTAGCAGGTGCAGACTGGCCGCCAGGTACTGATGAAAAGACAGCTGCAAGAAAGTATCTGGAGCACCTCAAGCAGCAGCTCTAATCCTGATCGCAGGAGAGCCGGAGCGCCTCGCGCGCTCTGAAGTTTTCAAGCTTCCGCGCCACAGCCGGTGAAACCGTAATTTCGTGGCGCGGCGGCTCCAGCAGGGGTAGCGCGCCGCCTGGGCCCAGCCCATGCAGGTGATGAATCATCAGCGTCATCGCCTCGCCCTGCTCCTCGATCCCGGCCCACTCCATCAGTTCCAGCAGGGCCTGCTTAGTCCCTGGTCGAACCTTCAAGCGCAGGTCTTCTTCCTGCAGCCTGGCGGCTTTGGCGCGGCGCTTCTCGTCGCGCGCCTGCTGAGACATCGCCATACGGCACCTCCTTGATTCCGCTGGGCGGGATGTGTAAATGCAGCTGGCGGCGACGCTGCTGCGTGAGCTTCTGGATGCGTCTCATGGGTAGCACACCTCAATGGGCGTTTTCTTCGTCGAGCCAGACGGCATGACTACCAGTAGGCGCTTGTTTCATCGGTACACGCCCCAAGGCTGACCAGTGGATCTGGCCATGGCCGCCGCGCACTTCACGGCGGGCACAGGCTGAGACATGGTGGCGATCATGCGCCCGCCAGGTGATGGACCGGGGCGAACGGGATGTCGTCGTCGAAGTTGTCCGGGCCATGAGCGCCTTGCTGGCTATGCGGTGCCTGGTTGTAGGACTGGTTGGCAGCTTGCCCGCCGTCGCGCAGCTTGCGAACAGGGTTTTTGGCGATATATGCGATGTAGCTGCCCAGCGCCGAGGCTTGGTTTTGGCCGCCAAGGATCTCGGCCGCCATGCGTTCGGTTCCGTGCTCGAACGGCGCTGCCAGCACCATGCGCTCCCCAATATCACCATTGCCTTTGCGGTATTCCTCTTGCTGCAGGACCAGGCCAATCTTCTTGCCAGCCAGCTCTACGCAGCATTCTTTCTGCTTGGATACGACCTTCTGCTCGTCGTAGTCGTAGAGGTCGAGAGGCTGGCTCTGCCAGGACAACTTCTTTACCTTGGCGCAGGTCATCAGCGCATTCAGGGTCTTGTAGCCAGCGATTACCTCGCCTCGGCCATTGTGCGTGTACAGCGGCAAAGGCCCACATTCCTGCCCGCTGTCAGAGATGAACATGATGTTTACGATCTCGGTGCCGTTCTGGTTCTGCTCGTAGAAGGCCGCTGCGATGGTGCCTGGGTATTTACCGGTTTCGGTGATGCGCTTGCCGCCAGTGTTTGCCTCTTTCGCTGCTTGGGTATCGAGTGCGTAGGAGCGTGCCATGGTGATGCCTCCTTAGGCTGCCTGCTGGGTGATTGCGTAGTAGTTGCAGATGGCCGCGTCGACGGCAGCCAGGTCGTTGTCGATCAGATCGTCCTCGAACATCCCCATCGGGGCCTTCGTGGTGTCTGATCCGTTGTTGCGGGTGGAGAAGAAGTTTTGTCCGTCCTGCACGACTGAACGAAGAACGATGGTCACCATGCCTTCCAGGGTGATCTTTTCGTCCAGCATCTTGCCGATGGTCTTCATCTTGATCTGGCCGCTCTCCGTCTCTTCGGTGTGGCTCAGGATGTAAACGCGGACATCGTCGGGAAGCTTCAACATTGCGTCGAAGACGTCCCAGGTGTGCCGGCCGATCTCGGTGAATTTGTCGAATCCGCGCTCTGCACTGCGGCGCATGAATTCATTGGCCAGCATGTATTGGAAGTCATCGATGATGATGATCTTGCGCTTGGTCTTCATGCAGGCCCGGATGATCATGTTGTGGTCATCGCTGATTAGCGGGGTCCAGGCGTTCGAATCTTTGAATGGAAGCGGCTTCCTGATCACCTGGATCAGTGCCACGTCTTGAGGGTTGAAGTTTCGGAGGGAAGTGCTCTTTCCGCTGCCGGACTTGCCCAGGATGAGAGATACCTTTGCCATGTCTGCCTCGTTGCCTATGCGTTGTGGTCGAAATGCCAGGTCACCCAGGCACGGAGGTACGCTCCAGGCCCTGGCTGCGGTGGATGGTTGCGCGCTCTCGCCGCTTACGCTCCCGAAGGGGTACGGTTATCCCGAAGGGCCGCCGTGCTCGGCTACGTGATTCAGGAAGTGATGGAGCCTGCCCAGGCGCTCGCAAGCATCCAGGCGGTGCAGAAGAAAATGGCGATGAAGCTGCCGCGCCAGGTGGCGATGCGGCGGGCGCGTTGGCGGCTGGTCATGGCCGCGGCCTCACTGATATACGCCCGGCCTTGATGGCAGCCACCAGCTTTGGCGGCAAGTGCGCGACAGGTAGTTCGCGTGGAAGCCCCGCGCCGATGATCGCCAGGCTGCGCTCGATCTGCTCAAGCTGCTCGTCAATGAGGGATTTCACAGGCGCCGTGCTCATGCCACTCTCCCATTCGCCGCCAGCCACTGCTGGTGCTCGCGATCTACGATACGGTTAAGGCGCTCGACATAGCCGCGCTGCTTTGGCAAATCGATCGCACCGGTCAGCCCGGCCAAGTCGATAGCCATCGTCAGCTCGCCGCGCAAGCTGTCGCTGAACGAGGCGTCGATAGCCTCGAACCGCGAGTTGATGATGGCCACAACCTCTTCGCGTGTTCCCTTGTTCATGCTGTCCTCCGGGCGGCGCCAGAGCCGCACATGGCTTCCATCTTGTCGAGTGCCGAGGCAATCACCCGGCGGCTTTCAACCCGCTGGCGCTCGTCGCGCTCGCGGATCATCGTGTTCCAGGCCTCGTTGTTCGCACGGGCCTGCTTCGAAGTCAGGTGGTCAGCCCAGTGCGTATCGCCAAACAATCCGAGTTGGCGGTCTGCCTCGCGCGCCTGGGCACTGTCTGCGTACAGCTCATGCTCGCGAGCCATAGTCGCCTCCAGGTGGTGGGTTACTCGGTGGGTGGGGAGGGTGGCTCAGGAAGATCCATCCAGTGCGTGACCCAGAGCAGGTCGTGGAACTCGCCGGTGAAAAAGCTGTTGTGGTGTGATGCGATGAAGACATCGCATCCATCAGAGCAGAGGACCTGCCTGTCTTCAGGCGGTAGTTGCTCCTCAACCTTGATCCAGCCGCTCATGGCTTCACCCGGGCGGCAAGCATGGCGTCGGCCAGTTCGTAACACTCGGCAACGAGATTTTCGCGTATTGCATCCGCGGTATTGGGGTCGGCACACAATCCTTGCAGCGCCTTGGCCGCGAAGTAGTCGCGCAGGGTCATACCATTGAAGTCGTCGTCATGCTGCAGGCCTGGCACCGGGAATGCCGGGCCACCAGTTGGTTTGCTCATTGCGTGAACCTCAGTAGGACCGCATTGGCCAGGAGCCAGGCGCGGGCGACCAAACCCACCGTGAAAGGTGGCCTGGCGCCTGCCAATGCGGTCGATGTGAAGGGAAGGGGATACGGGGTGCATCGGTGGCCACTCTCCGGGGCAAACCGGGTGTCGGGACGCCTCACCAGAGGGCGAGACGCTACCCACGCTCACAATTCGCGGCGATCAACTCGCGTTCAGAGTGGCCACCGATGAACCCCGCTAAAGGAACATCGGGCCTGCTTTTGGCTCACTGCAGGCAGGTGATTGAAGGCCGCTGTTTGCGCAGCGGATGCCTCGCTCGAAGCTACCAACATCGAGCGTTTCCCGTTGCTGATACCCGCCGGGATTAGGGTTGAGGGGTAGGCCGCTCGGGGCGGCCTCACTGATCAGCTCAGTGTTTTCGGGTTGCATCTGGGTGTGATCTGGCCGGCGCTGATCTCCGGCTTGCGTGAGAAGTGTCAGGTTCTACCGAGCCGGTCAGCTTTCGCCCGCCGGCGCCGCGCTTGTGAGCCTGCGTCGCTGCGCATAAGCCTGCGCATTCAGATCACACTCCGATGCAGCCTGCGATGGGGAGCAGGGCATCGGGCAGTTAGCGTCAGGCTGACGTGGCGCTGGTTGTTCAGGCTTCTTCCTGATCGCATTCCCAGCCCTTCACCTCGTACGCGAAAGCGATCCACTTCTCCTGGTCAGCCTCTGACATGCTGTTCCACCCAGCAGACTCATCCCGGGATACTGCTTCCCCGCCCTTGAAAATTACGGTGCCGCAGTTGCTGCCGATGTCTTCGTCGGCGTAGGCCAGCTCGATGGTTGCCTCTGGGAACATCTGGCTGAGCTTGATGAAGATCGGTTCAGGGAAGGACCAGGCCGTTTCAAAGCTTGCCGACTCAGGGCTGTCGACATTCGGCTCGCAGGCATTCCACTTGGTGCCCCAGGCAGATCGGGCGAAGTCCATGCTGTGCATGAATCCGGTCTTGCGGTGATTGCGCAGCATCTGCACGAACTGTTCGAAGCTTTCATCGCTCAGCTTCGACAGGTCAACTCGGTTACGGCTTTCCAACTGCATGGCGCCAACAAGCGGGTTGTCGCTGACCGGCACGCGAAGCACATGCTCCGCAGCGGTTTCAGCATCACCCATCACACCATTCCATGGAAACTCGCCTTCGAACTTGATGATCTTGCCGAAGTCGATTCGGCCTTCTTCGTTGAGCATCGCCTGAATGACTTCCTGCGGCGCCTTGACCTTGTTGGTTACCCAATTTGGCATTTCGTGTTCCTCCAGTGGATTCCCAAAGCACCCGGTCGCCCAGGTGCTTCAGTGAATACGTGGTCTCTCAGGTGCCGGTCGCTTATCCGGCAAATGCGCTCCCTGCTTCGCTTGAGGTGTTCGCACCGCTTGAGTCCAACGGGTTTTGCCCAGAGGACACCTGATCGCACCAGAGCCCTGCCGGGATGGTGGCCTGCTATGCCTGCAGGCTCGGCGGTCTGGTTTGTTAAAGAGCGGCGGCCTGTGAGGGCCTGGGCAGTCCCTGGTTGGTGACTGCTTGAGGTAGAATTTAGAAAACTAAACAGAGTTGGTCAAGGGTTATTTTTAGAAAACTTAACTTTCGCGACGCGAGCGGTTTAGTTGGACGCAAAAAAGCCCGCTCAATGGCGGGCTTCAAGGGGGAGCAAGGCGGATCCTAGGCGGGGGAGGCCCGAGGTGGCGGGCCTGTGCGGCGGGATCAGTCGAGAAGAGGAGGGAACTTCCCGCTCACGGTGTCGCGGTAATCGACAGTGGCGTAGATGCTGTGCTCGTTGGACAGTCGCTTCACGGCGGCTTTGGCCTCGTCTTTGGTTGAGAAGGGGCCCGCGCCGATGTTAGAACCCTCCATCGGCACGACTGGCAGGCCAAGAGCGATAACGGCCTGCTCGGATCTGCTGCGATCTTCATCTGGGCGACAAGGAATGGAGGCTACCCAGCCCTGTTTCAGTTTTGGTGCTGGAACAGATTCTACAGCCTCGCCGCAGAAGCGGCATTTGGTCGCTGCAGTCTTGATCAGTTCAGCGCAAGCGGGGCACGGACGTGTGTCACTGTCAGCTTCGGCAGGGGGCTGCCCCCCGCTCTTGCGAGCCATCAGGATCCCTACGATTAGGAGGATGCCTCCGATGATGGTGTAGTTCTGTCGCTCACCCATGAGCCCAATGTTGTTTACGCGCCCCAATCCTGCAGGCACTGAAACGTCCATAACCAGGGCGCCGATCAGCATTAGGGCGCCGATGGCCGCTGCAGTAATTCCGAAAGCTCGCATTGCTGTCCTCCATGAGTAGATACGCGATCCTAACACCATGGCTACTCGCCATCACGCAGGCATGAAAAAGCCCGCCGAGGCGGGCTATGTGGAATTACTTACGCTTCTTCTTCGGTTGAGGCGATGGTTTTGAAGGCTCAGGTGGGGCCTGCTTCTTGGCGGCCCTGGGAGCTATGAACGCATAGACCAGTGTTCCAAGATCCAGAGCAGCTATGATGCTTGCTGCGACGGCGCTGTACTGAACGACATACGCCGCTGTTGCAAGCCCAGCGAAGGCAACCATCAGCCCGAAGATCTGCCCGCGCCTATCCTTGTTGATGTGCCCATTGAGCCCGGTCAGCTGCATCAGGTGCGTGTGTTCCTGATCCTTTGCTGCCATGCCGACTATCATCCGACGAGTCTCCTCATCGTATGCGTTCAGCTCGCGAGCTTGAGGAAGAGGGCCGCTGAAATACTCCTGGCGCATTGCAAACTGAACCACCATCTCCGGATCCTTGCGGGCGATGGACTGTAGTACGCCCTCCAGCACATCGTGCTGCTGCGGAGTCAGCTTGCGATCCGATTCAAGACCCTCGATCGCCTTTACGACATCCTGAGGATTTGTCTTCACCTCTTCAGGATTGGTTGCTGCGCTCTGTGGCGGTTCGCCAGGAACCTTTCCCTTCGTCGTGCTGTTCAATTGACTTCCTTAGATAGTCACCTGCTGCCTTCCAGTGGCTCGCGACGCGAGTGGAGCAGCGGCCAGTCGGCATATGTTCCGAGTAATCTCCAACCGGCTGCAGATCTATAACGCTGCCCATGGCGCGAAAAGTCCTGCTTCTGATGATTACGTTGAGCATGTGTGCCTCCTTAAATTTGCGGGCAAGGTACCGTCACCCGCATTGACGCCCGTTTCCTTACGGAAATTGGCAGCCGATTCTAGACCTGCTACCAACCTACAGCAATTGAAGAAATGTAAATCCGCGCCACAAAACCTTCAATCACGATTTCGTGGCGCGCACAGTGACTATAGGTGAGACGGCGCTACCTGCCAGCAGTTCAGCTTTGCTCCGGCGTGCTATGGGCGTGAAATGGGGCTATAAAAGAACCGAGTACCAGAACACCTTCCCCAACACGCTGATCCCGCTCTCAGCCAGCTGCTGCGCGGTGTACTCCTCATCCGGGTGCTCATCCTGGTTGAAGCTCCTGAAGCGAAGGCCTCCGCCAGGCATACGGTACAGCGTCTTCACGCGAAGCTCGCCGCCGTGGTCGACTGCGTACATCTTCCCGTCCTTCACCGACGTCGACGACCTGTCAACACCGACCGTGCTGCCGTCCGGCAGAACCGGCTCCATGCTGTTGCCGTGCACAGTCACGCACACGGCTTGGTCGAACTGCACGCCCTGATTGCGCAGGGTCTGCTTACCGAAGCGGAGCTTTCTGCTGCTCGACTTCTCGATCACGGTACGTCCCGATCCTGCGGACAGTTCTACTTCCTTGAGGAACGGCACGTACACCTCGTCGTCGTCCAGCGGTGTTTCATCGTCCCAGACGGAGATCGGGCCGAGCATAGTGGCATTGGCTTTAGCAGTAGGTTCCAGCTCTGGCGAGCCTTTCCCGTCGGACAGCCATTCAGGGCTGCATCTCAGGGCCTTTGCCAGGGACAGCAAGTTTTTCCCCTTCGCGCCGTTGGTCCCGTTCACCCAGAAGGTGACCGTTGCCTTTGATACGCCAGTGGCTTCGCTGATGTCGGTCGCACGCAGGCCCAGGGCCTCCATGCGGGATTTGAGTCGGTCTTTAAATTCCATATTAAGGATTCTAAACATTCGTGCGTTTAGATAACTTGCCTTGTGCTGTTTATTTTTCTAAACTCGCCGAAGACACCGGAGAAACACCCATGACCTACGACGAAGCCCTGAATCACTTCGGCACCGGCCGCGCAATCGGAGACGCCCTTGGCGTTACCAGCAGCCGCGTCTCTCAGTGCCGTGCGACTGGCGGGTTCTCCTACCCAATGCAGTGCGTTTTGGAGAAGGAGTCGAGCGGCGCGCTGATCGCCAAGCGCGAAGACGATCCCGCCAGCACGCTGAAGAATTCCGCCGCCTAACCATTTTCTTAGCCGCAAGGAGCCACCACAGCATGTACACCGACCCCAGTCACCGCCGGGACAACGTCCACAAGGTGCGACTCAACCACTACAGCGATTTCCGGTTGCGCCGGCTCGCACAGTCGCTCGGCCTGCAGCCAGCAGTGCTTGGTCGAGAGCTGGTGGATTTGGGCGCAGAGCTGTTGGGCGATCCAGACATCGTGAGTCTCGCGGCGACTCTCAAGTGTTCAACAACTGCCTTGGTTCAACAACTGGTTAGCCAGGGCGCGCAGGAGCTGAAGGTCCTGCTTGACGAAAAGGGTACCAAACGTCTGAGGGCCTAATGAGGAGGAAGGTGGCATGACGAGTGCCGTAACGGGTCTTGATCCGGGCGAAGTTGAACGGGTCATCCCGGAATCTCTGAGGGAACTGATCAGGGAGGCAGCGCGCCGATCCGCACCGAAGGTGCGGCAGGCATTGAGCGAGAAAGGGCAGGCGGTTATCACGCGCCTCCCGTACAGAGCGAGGGACTCATAAGGGACAGAAAACAATCAGGCACAAAAAAGCCGGGATTGCGCCCCGGCTCTCTGCAACACACAAAACTCTTAGGTGAATTATGCATATGCAGACCCCCATTGTACAGGCCCTGAAAAGCATCGCGCCACAAAATGCGAACCACGATTTCGTGGCGCGCACAGTAAACCTTTTCAACTTCGAAGGTTTCGACGTCCGCGTTGTGCTGATTGATGGCGAGCCATGGTTTTCGGCCAGGGACGTTGCCGAGGGGCTTGGCTACTCAAACCCACAGAAAGCAGTGCGTGACCACTGCAAAAGCCCGCGTCCTGTGGGGGTGAACGATTCGTTCACCCTTGGGCCATCGGCCAACATCATCCCTGAGCGTGACGTTTACCGGCTCGTCATGCGCTCCAAGATGCCGCAGGCCGAGCGCTTCGAAGAGTGGGTTGTTAGCGAGGTGCTGCCCAGCATTCGTAAAACGGGCGGCTATGTCGCCCCGTCCCGGCCCGCCGACCTCAGCAAGCTGGAAATCCTCCAGATGGCCCTGGAGTCGGAGAAGGCCCGCGTCCTGCTCACCGTCCAGGTCGAGGCCCAGGCCAAGAAGATCGACCACCTGGAGAACCTGTTCAAGGAGGGCATGAGCCACGTCCAGTTCTGCAAGGGCCTGAATGGGGTCAACGTGATGCAGGTGGGTCACTTCCTTGAAGGCCGCAACTGGCTCTACAACGAGAGCCGATCCGGGACCCGCTGGCGCGTCGGCTCGTATGCCCGCGACAAGTACATGACCGAGCATCAGCACGAGGTCACCCCGCACGGCAAAGAACCGTTCATTTCCTTCACGCCTGCGCTGCTGCGCAAGGGCGCCGTGCGCCTGTACGAGCTGTACCTGGCCGGCGAGCTGCCCATGAAGAAGAACTGGGACGGCTTGCACACCCACGACAAGGCCGTGCGGGGTGCAGCATGAATCCTGAATTTCACAACGAAACGCACCGCATTGCGCGCAAGCGTCACACCTGCACCGAATGCCGGGGTTACATCGAGCCAGGCGACCGCTACGAGTTCGTCTCTGGTCTCTGGGACGGCGATGTGTCGACCTACAAGACCTGCGCGCACTGCGAAGCTGCGCGTGACTTCTACGTCAACAAGCTCAATTCGACTGAGATGCGCGATGCCGAGTATGGCGCCTACTGCTACAGCGAGGTCCGCTGCGATCTTGAAGAGGCCGCAACCGAGATCCCATCTGGCACCGGCCTGAAGTTCCGGGCGTACCGGCACGTCGTGGGTATGAGGCGCCGCGGTGGAGCAGCCAGGGCGGAGCGTGCGGCATGAGCATCATCCGCGCGCCTCGACCTGAGGCGAATTTCTATATGCTCAACAAGTCGATCAGCGAGGACGGGCGCCTGAGCTGGGCTGCCCGTGGCCTTCTGGTCTTCCTGTTGGGAAAGCCTGACCACTGGGCCGTGTCTGTCACCCACCTGCGCAACGAGACTGCCAAGTCGTCGAAGCCTACCGGGCGTGATGGCGTGTATGGCCTGCTGCAAGAGCTGATCTCCGCCGGCTATGTCGAGCGCCGCCAGGATCGTGGCGAGTCCGGTTTGCTGGGCGAAACCCACTACGTCGTGTCGGAAACACCGCTTCCGGCTTTGCCGTATCCGGTTGAACCGCTTCCGGCTCAGCCGTATCCGGCAAATCCGACACTAGTAAGTATTGAAGGTAAGCAAGGATTGAATGGAGCAAGTACCGACTCTCGCCAAGGCGAGCTGGTCGACTTCGAGCGCTTCTGGAAGATCTATCCCCGCAAGGTGAGCAAGGCCGACGCCAAGAAGGCCTGGGCGAAGATCAAGGTCGGTGCTGACCTGTTCGACCTGATGGCCAAGGCCCTGGCTGCCTGGTCCGTGTCGACCGACTGGACCAAGGATGGTGGTCAATTCATCCCGCACGCCGCGACCTGGCTGAACGGCAAGCGCTGGGAAGACGAGCTGCCACAGCCGGCGGGTGCCAGCCCGCGCGCAAGCCGCCGCCCGGCTGCCGGCCCGGACTTCGATGACCAGTCCTGGCGCCACGACACGAGTGATGACCTATGAAGACCGTCACCCAAATGATTCCCGCAGCTGCGCGGGCCCTGCAGGTGAGCCAGCCGGTACCAGTTGCCGGTCTGCCGCTGGGCGTTGTCGACGACGCCACCGGTGAGGTGGTGGAGAAGATCTTCCGTCAGCTGCAGGCCATCTTCCCGGCCCACAAGCAGGCCTGGCCTGATGACAAGGCGCTGAAGGCTGCCAAGCGCAGCTGGACGAAGGGCCTTATCGACGCCGGTATCAGCGACATCAACCAGGTGCGCTACGCCATCGAGGAGTGCCGCCGCAGCGGTTCTCCATTCGCGCCGAGCGTCGGCCAGTTCATCGGCTGGTGCAAGCCATCGCCGGAGCGCCTGGGCCTGCCTGCCGCTGATGACGCATGGATGGAGGCTCTGGAGGGCCGCTACAGCCACGAAGGCGTGCGTCTGGCGGCCGTGGCCACCGGCCTGTTCGATCTGCGTGCCGCCCAGCCGACCGACAAGGCCCTGCGCCGTCGCTTCGACCGGGCCTACGAGATCATTGTCCGCCGCGCCCAGGAGGGCGAGCCACTGGACGGCAAGATCGCCACCGGCATCGGCCACGACAGCCAGAAGAGCGCCGCCCAGCTGGCCGACGAGTACGCCAACCAGCAGCAGGCACGCCTGCTGGAAATCCAGCAGATTCCCACTGGTGCCGCCGCGTGCCGTGCACACCTGCTGGCCAAGTTGAATATCAAGCGCGCCGGGCAGCCGGCCGGGGAGGGTGCATGAGCCTGACAGATCGCGAATTGCTGGAACTGGCGGCCAAGGCCGCTGGCTTGGGGCCGGTGCTCTGCTACGAGGCAGCCCGCAATTGCCTGCGCATCGGTAGTCGCGACTCCTACCGACTTTGGCGACCGCTCCAGGACGATACCGACGCACTCAAGCTGCTTGTGGATCTCAACTTCGAGGTCGAGCGCAACGGTGGAGGCGAAAGGTTCTATGTCGGCCCATTTGGTGAGGCCAAGTGGATAGAAGACGCTGACGATCACTGGTTCGAAGGCGCTGACGAGCAAGAGGTCCGCAGTAGAGCGCTCCGTACTGCAATCGTTCGTGCAGCCGGCGAAATCGGACAGGCCATGCAGGAGGGCAAGTGATGCAGATCGCAACCGAGATGTACCGAACTGCCTGCCGCCGTTTCGAGGCGCAGATCGAGGAATGCGTGGAGCGAACCCTTGGCTGCTCGCTGCTGGAGGGTCTGGAGCGCGAGCGAGTGCACATCCATGCCGGGCAGGTGTTCGTCGATGGCCGTCAAGTCTGCTACGTCGAGCCGCCACGGCTGAGCGGCCTGAATGTGGTGTGGTTATTCCAGGATTTGACCGCGCAGGAGAATCACTGATGGACACCAACAAGATGACCGATGCCCAGCGGGCTGAGTTCGAGGTGGTTTTCCGGGCGAAGTTTGGCTTCGGGGCAACCGCTGTGGCTGAGGCCAAGAGCGAGGACGGTGCTGTGATAATGGGCGCTGCTCTGTGGGCTTGGAAGGCGTCTCGCGACAGGCTGGCGATTGCTCTGCCTGCTACGCCAGATCTGCCCGAGGAACCAGAGTTCGCCCTGGACGACTCCCACATGGACGCCTACCACGCTGCGGTTCGCATGCGCGAAGCCTGCGTGAAAGCGATTCAGGCCCTTGGCTTGCAGGTGGCGCCATGACCGAGAAAATCAGCGTAAACAGCCAGGCCAAGTTGTCCGAGGCCATCACCATGATGACCGGACTGTTCCGCGAGAAGAAGTTCGTTGTGGTCAGCATGCGCCCGGGCAAGGACCGCACCCTGGATCAAAACGCATTGTGGTTCGCGATTTACGACCGGATCGCCAAGAGCACCGAGATGGGCGACGTGGAAGAGGTGAGGCGCTACTGCAAGCTTCACCATGGCGTGCCGATCATGCGCGCCTCCTGCGAGGAGTTCCGCGACGGCTACAACATGACCCTGCTCAACCTGCCGTATGAGATCAAGCTGCGCTGGATGGGGCCGTGCGCCATGTTCGGGCCGGATGGATTCCCTGTGACCCGGTTGTTCAACCGCGCCCAAGGTTGCCAGTACACCGACCGGATCGTCGAAGAGTTTGCCGCGCGTGGCGTGCACTTCGCTGACCTGCTGGGGGAGGAGGCCGCATGAGCGAAGGTCTTGGAATTACCACGCAAACCACCGTTTTCCTCTCGGCCGAGAAGGTCGTGAAGGAGATGGATGCCGAGGATATTGGCTCGTTCTGCTCCGCCGTGGCTCAGCGCCTTGATCAGGAGTATGCGGGGCGCGCGGGTGCGGCAGCGGACTTTGCCAGTGGGCTGAGCGAAATGGGCTGCCGGTTCCTTGCGGAGGTTGTCACGAGCTTCTACCAGCGCCAGAAAAGGGAGGACCGCTGATGCTCGCCAAGGAGATCAAGCCGAAGAAGTGCAAGGCGCCAGGCTGCGACCAGCGCTTCAAGCCGGCCATGTCCACGCAGACGGTGTGCAGCATCGCCTGCGCGCTAGCCATGTCGAAGGATTCGAAGGTGCAGAAGGTTGCTGCCCGGGCCATCACCAAGCAGGCCCGCCAGGAGCTCCAGGAGCGCCGCGAGAAGCTGAAGTCGAAGGGTGACCACCTGCGAGAGGCCCAGGCCTCGTTCAACGCTTACATCCGCGAGCGGGACCGCCTGGCGGGGTATCGCTGCATCTCCAGCGGCCGGCAGCTCGACTGGAACGGCAACGCGGTCGATGCCGGCCACTATCGCAGCACCGGAGCGGCGCCACACCTCCGCTTCGATGAAAACAATTGCCACGCCCAGTCGAAGCACGACAACCGTTACCTCTCGGGCAACGTCGCGGACTATCGCATCGGGCTTATCAAGCGAATTGGCCTGGACGCTGTAGAGGCCCTGGAAAGGGACCAATCAGTCCGCCGCTACACCATCGAAGACCTGCAGGCTATCAAGGCCCTGTACAGGCAAAAACTCAAAGAACTGCGGAGGGCAGCGGCATGAACTGGACACCAATCGACAGCGCGCAGTTGCTGGCTCTGGGAATCTTCGTGATCTCGACTTACTGCATCGTGCGTGGAATGGTCATCAAGGCGAAGCGCAAGCGCGAGGAGGGCGGCCCATGCAACTGAACAGCGCACGCCAGTCCTGGCACGACTGCTTGTATATCCCATGGGACAGCCAGGGCGTGTTCATCGAGCAACTAGGCCTGCTGGGCACCATGGTCCAGACCACCGAGAAGCAACGCAAGGCCAGCCATGCGGTGCACCAGGCCCTGGCCGGGGGTGTGCAGGCGGCGATCTTTAAGCTTCCCGGCAGCCTCCGGGCCTTCGGCAACTTCATGTACGCCCCGCGCTGCAGCGATGACGAGCGTGAGGTGGCCGAAGAGGTGATCTTCGGCATGGCCATGGCCAGGTCCGGTCGAATGACAGCGGCGAAGCGCGAGCGCTGCGAGTATGTGGCCAAGGGCGTCATGTTTCGATACCGCCGCATGCACCAGGGAGGGCAGTCGTCTGCGCAGGACCCGTTCGCCAGCCCTGAGTGGTTCAAACGCTGGATCGACGATACCTATGAAGTGGCGCTGCCATCCTGTGCCTGGGCCCGTGACTGGGAACCTTTCGTACAGATCTGCTTCGAGGTTTGCGAGGACCTGGACAAGCGTGCTCTGTCGCCGGTGGCGGCCGCAATTTACGAAATGAAGGAGGCCGCTTGAGGGCCTATTGCGTTCCCGCACGTGTGATGGCACTATTTGTCCATTGTTAGAGTTTTGCCTTCGGCAAGCTCATCTAGAAACCGGCCTTGGCGCCGGTTTTTTTGTGCCCGCAGAAAAGCAAAAGCCCCGAACTAATCGGGGCTTTGTCACTTGTGAGGCGAGAGAAAAGAGAGGGCGACTCCAGAGGGTGCAGCAACACCCAAGGGAGACGCCAGATCGCAGACTGTACCTGCAAGCCAGCCAAGGCCCTCACTGCTCGCGCGAGCGGGGCGGAGCCTAGCAGAAAAACTTAAGGCTTTGCAGATGCTTAGAGACATTCGTTGCGGAAAATGTAACCGACTCCTCGCCCGTGCGGCGGGGGTTACCCAGCTCCAGATCAAGTGCTCCCGGTGTGGGACGTTGAATCATGTGAAGACCTTGAGTCTCGAGCCATCGCCATTGAGCGAAACACAAAACCGCGAAGTAGCGGCTTCTAACTCGACTTATAGGTAATATCATGGCAATTGAGCTCCCTCCGATTTATGTAGATGCAGTATCTTCGGGCTATGCGCCGCCACCGGGTGGCCCATTCAACGCTCCGAATCCCGGTCTAGTCGTTATTTCTCAGATGCAGCAGCGCCAGGCATTTTACTCTGCCGGCATGTGGCGTGAGATGGTCATGAAGCTGTGTAACGAACAGCTGACTTACATGCCTGGTGGGAAGATTGGTCCGACCGGCGTCATCGGCGGATTCGGCATGGACTGCAGCACGTTGCAGTGGGCAGATATTTACATGTCTAACAATCCGAGCATGAACGCTGCGCAAGCACTCAACTATGTAACCGGGAAAATGACTTCGGGTAACAAGATTGTGCCTGAAGCTTCGATGCCATCGAAGTTTTCTGGCGGGGTATTGACCCCGGTAGCTGCGCTGGGGCACTTTATGTATGGCAAGGGCTCGACAGCCCAGGCCAACATCAACTCCATCGGGCTTCAGCTGAATTCGACAGAAATTCCGGCACTGAATAATGCTCTTGTTTCTGCACCTGTGGGTACTTCTACCGTTTCGATTGATAAGATTCCGTACAACACAGCGAACGATTCTTGGGCAACCGGCCTATGGCTTGGTAACATTACTTTGAAAATCGAAGGTACGATTACTAAATCGGCCGATGGTAGCGTGGCATTCCAAGGTGAGGCCCGTGCCTACAATGATACGTATGACGCGAACCCAGGTTCGTGGCGCAGTGCTTTCGGTGAGAGCGCAACTCATGTGTTGTCCGAGATTCAAAAACACGTGAACGCAACCACCTACGAGATTGAAATTCAAGGTTCTTACCCGATTTCGATCCGAAAATAACATGGTTAGAGTGCGCCCTGCAAAGCGGGGTGCATTATAAGGGGTGGTATGATTAAAAGAATTTTGTTCAGGCTAGTCCCGGTGGCATTGATTTTTTTTGCAAATTTATTTTTGTGGCTTTTTCTCTTTGAGGATCCGCGCTCAGATAGTGGTGGCGAACGCGCCATTGTATTTGACTATTTTGTTATGTATGTGTGGTATTTTTCTTTTTTTGTGGCTGCTTTTTGTATCGGCTCTGCATCTGTGCGTGTGCTTATGAGTGGTTGGGCAAAGGCCAAATGCGTGTCTTTGATTCTTGACTTGCCCATCATGCTATATTCGCTAGTTGTTGGGCTTTTGAGTGCTGCAATTGCCTTGAATGGCAGTATTCTAATGCTGATGCCCGCATTTATATATTTGATTGTGTTGATTTTGGTGGTATTTCCTGGTGCTTTTGTGGGACTTTGGAATGCTGTTAAAGGCCATTAAGATTACCATTGAAGTCTGCTTTAAGAACGCTTTATCTGTAAAGAGTAGAACGAATACTCAAGGGCTGCTTGGGTGGTAATACAAAATTTATGTGGTGTTCTCGTGCGAGATTCACCAGGAGAATCTGGATGGACCCGACCGACCTCGGCCCAGGCACAGCCACCTGGCTGGGCGGAACGGGCACCGTATTGCTGGGTGGTTTTCTGTGGCTGCGCAAGTGGCTATCCAGGGATGCCACCGACAGGGCGATGGACACCGCCGACATCGGTGTAGTCAGGCGCTTGAACGAACTGCTCGACATCGAGCGCGAGGCCAGGAAAGAAGCCGAGGCCCGGGCCGACCAGTTCGCCAAGGAGCGGAACGACCTCGTGGCGACAGTTGGGCGTCTGGAGGGCAAGATCGAAGCTTTGACCAGCCAAGTCGGCCAGCTCAACGAGCGCGTAGCTGCGCAGAGCGATGAGCTCGCCCGCCTGCGCGGAAAGCTGGGAGGTTCTTCCTGATGGACAGATGCGCACTTGAATTCATTGCTCGCCGCTGGTGGCGCCGGGCAGAGGTCTGGATCATCGCTGCTCTGTTGGTGGCCGGCGGCGCGGTACTGGGTTGGCAGTCGGCCTACTGGGCCATGGCCAGCACCCAGGCCAACCAGGTGAAGCAGATCCGCGAAGCATACGACGCGGCCATGGCCGAGCGCGACAAGCGCTTGGACGACCTGACCAGTAAGGCCGAGAGCGCCGCGACCAAGGCGTCGAAGGCCGCGACCACCGCCAACCAGGCTGCCGATAAGGCTGATGAGGCCCTGAATAGGGTTTCGCCGTAGTCGCGCCACATTTCAAGCAGAGGCCGTTTCGTGGCGCGCATTTTCTTTTTGCGGCACCATGCAGCTCTGGAATAGCCATCTCAAGGAGTGAGGCGCGTGAAAAGTAATTTTAAGGCGTTCTGCATGGGATCGTTGCTCGTGATGGGCGAAGCCCACGCCGAGCTGCACGGGGAAGAAGCAGAGATTGCAGCACGGGATGCAGCGGTGCGTCAGTACGCGGCGAAGCTGGAGGCCGATTGGAAGCAGTGTTTGAAGACCGCGAAAACCACCCATGAAGATAACCTGTGTGCGCATGTCATGCGCGAGGCAGCCAAAGACGCGGTGAAAGAGAAGTACCAGAAGGCGCTGGCCTCAGCAAAGGGGTACGCCGATGAAGGCTGGCTTCCGAAAGATGTACCGGCCATGCTGCCCCAGGCGCAGGCAGCGTGGGAGCAGTTCGTCAAGGCAGATTGTGGCGTGGTAGGTGCGCTGGTCACTGGGACCGCGAGCTCTGGCTATCAGACGGTGTGCGAGTACAAGCACCAGATACAACGTCTCCACGATCTGGATGAGTGGTGAGAACCGCATTTACGTCCTTCGGGCGTTAGCCGTTGCAGACATTCAGCGAGGTGTGGTGATGAGCAACGTAACCCGACTTCGCCACGTCTTGCCGCTCCCGGCGGATGTGGTGGCCGCTACCAATGCGCTTGACGCCGCAGTGATCAAAGCTATCGATGAGGCCAAGGCCGCCGGCCTACCTCAGGGGCTGCTCGCCGCCATTCTGCATGCGCATGCCCACGCCGAAACGCACAAGATGGTGTCCACGTGAAGGTCGTTGAGTTCCAGCGCGAGGCGTGGCGCGACACGGCCAAGGCGCTACGCAAGATCGCCGACGACCTGGAGCAGGGGAACATCGACCCATGCGCAATTGGTGCTGTCGCCCTGCGCTCCCCGGCCGGGAAGGTGACGGCGTTCGGTATCGGCCCTGCCGCAGATGACCTGCAGGCCCTGGCGCTGTTCAGGCTGGCGGAACAGCAGTTGATTGATGTGCTTCTGGATTGCGGGGATGGGTAGGTGTGCCGCAGGTGAGTGCGGCACTGAGGGTTTACTCTACCGCGAGCGCTGCCTCAATCAGGTCAGCGTATTCCGATAGCTTTTGCATTTCGGATTCAAGCTGTCCGTTAGCGGTCATGGCCGGTGCGCGAGCGGCGATTACTTCGAGCGCTGCAGCAACGGCATACTTGCGGTACACCTGCTTATTGTTGCGATCCAGCGATGCGCCGATGACGTTTTCGCTTATAGCTGACATGTGGCTCTCCTTGCGTTGGTGTGAGAGTTACAGATACCGGCAGCGCGCCATCATTACAAGGAGCAAGTGACACATGAGCAGACCAATGCCGCCAACAGACCTGCTCGAATCCATGTGGCTTACCCTGCAACCTGCGTCCGGCGTGTGGGACTGGGTGCAGAGTGAAATCCTCGCCGACACCGGCAGAATCCATAACCCAGATCACGCTCACCTGATGGACGCCAGCATCGGCGTGCTGTGGGCATCTTCCGGGTTCGCCAAGCAGGGCAGGGTAGTTCTCGGCCAGGCCGAGCAGGTGATGTTCCGAGCCGGAGGGTGGCAGAAGGCCCGACAAGAGCAGCAGATGCGGGAGTGGTTTGGCGAGGAGCCGGATTACCTGATAACCCTGGCTGCCGACTACTGCGCCCAGTGCACCGACGCTGAGTTCTGCGCCCTGGTCGAACACGAGCTTTACCACATCGCCCAGGCGACCGATGAGTACGGTGCTCCCAAGTTCACCCAGGACGGGATGCCCAAGCTCTACCTGCGTGGCCACGACGTTGAAGAGTTCGTCGGGGTGGTGAGGCGCTACGGTGCGAGCAACGAAGTACAGCAGCTGATCGACGCTGCAAGCCGGCCGCCTGAGGTGGCCAAGATCAACATTTCGAGGGCCTGCGGAACCTGTCTGCTCAAGTTGGCCTGACTCCCTGACGGGGTTTGACGGATGGCAACCATATGGCAGCACTACGAAGCGAGGTCAAAGCCTACATCGTGCAGGCGCTGGCCTGCTTCGATACGCCTACTCAGGTAGCCGAGGCGGTCAAGAGGGAGTTCGGCATCGAGATCAGCCGGCAGCAGTGCGAGTCGCACGACCCGACCAAGTACGCCGGGCAGAAGCTTGGCCAGAAGTGGGTGGACCTGTTCAACCTTTGCCGTGAGCGCTTCCGCACCGAGACTGCTGACATACCGATCGCCAACCGGGCTTATCGCCTTCGTGGCCTGGGTCGGATGGCTGAGAAGGCCGAGAACATGCGCAACCTGGCGCTGACTGCCCAGCTGTACGAGCAGGCAGCCAAGGAATGCGGCGACATGTACATCAACCGCAAACTCGAACCCGACAAGCCCCTGGGCTCCCAGGCAGATCAGCCGCACGCCGTTGCTGAGTACAAGCTGGAGCCAGACGAAGGTGTCCCGACTACCCCGTACCTATGACCCGCCGGTGAAGCTGACGCCGAAGCAGGCGAACATCTACTGCTGGGGTTTCCAGCCTGAGGCGCGCTTCCGTGATGCGGTGTGCGGTCGACGGTTCGGCAAGACCTTCCTCGGCAAGGCTGAGATGCGCCGCGCGGCCAGGCTGGCTGCGGAGTGGGGCGTGAGTGTCGAGGACGAAATCTGGTACGGCGCGCCGACGTTCAAGCAGGCCAAGCGAGTCTTCTGGCGCCGGCTGAAGCAGGCCATTCCCGAGGCATGGCGCGCGGCCCGGCCGAACGAAACGGAGTGCTCGATCACACTCAAGTCAGGCCACATCATGCGCGTGGTCGGCCTGGACAACTACGACAACCTGCGGGGCTCCGGCCTGTTCTTCGTCTTGGTGGACGAATGGGCAGACTGCCCGTGGGCCGCCTGGGAAGAAGTGCTCAGGCCGATGCTCTCGACCTGCCAGTACACGATTCCCCAGACCGGTGAGTCGCGTAAAGGCGGGCATGCGCTGCGGATCGGCACCCCGAAGGGCTTCAACCACTGCTACGACACCTACCGTGACGGGCAGCCGGGCGGCGAGCCCGACCACAAGAGCTGGCAATACACCTCACTGCAGGGCGGCAACGTCCCGGCCGATGAGCTGGACGCTGCCCGGCGCAAGATGGACCCGCGCACGTTCCGTCAGGAATACGAGGCCGGGTTCGAGAACTATGCCGGGGTCGTCTACTACACCTTCGACCGGGCAGAGTGCCGCACCAGCGAGCGCATCAAGCCAGGCGAGGCCATCCACATCGGCATGGACTTCAACGTCATGAAGATGGCCGCGGTTGTGTACGTGGTCCGTGACGGCTTGCCGCTGGCGCTGGACGAGTTCCACTCGGTGCGTGACACGCCGGAGATGATCGAGAAGATCAAGGTGCGTTTCTCGGGCCACAGCGTTTCCGTGTACCCGGACGCCAGCGGCCAGAACACCAGCAGCAAGAACGCCAGCGAGTCGGACCTTTCGCTGCTCAAGAAGGCCGGCTTCACCGTCGTGGTCGACTCACAGAACCCCGGCGTGAAGGACCGTATCAACGCGGTCAACGCCATGTTCCTCAACACCTACGGGGAGCGGCGCATGAAGGTCAACATCGACCAGTGCCCGCAGCTCACCCAGTGCTTGGAGCGGCAGACGTACACCGACAAGGGCGAGCCGGACAAGGACCCCAAGAAGGGGCACGACCACATGAACGACGCCGCCGGCTACTTCATCGCCAAGCGGTTCCCGATCAAGACTCAGTCCGCCGGCACCCGCCGCATCGGAGGTTTGGCGTAATGCCTGTTCAATCCACCAACCCAGACTACGACGCTCACATCGAAGAGTGGCGGATGATGGACGACGCCTTGGAGGGCGAGGGCGCCATCAAGCGCAGCCCACGCAACCTGCCCAAGCCTAGCGGCATGACCGAGGCTGAGAAGCTGGACGGCGCGGGCAATGCCTACCTTTACCGGAACTACACCGACCGGGCCCAGTACGAGCACTGGGTGCGGGATTCGCTGCGCTCGATGATGGGGCTGGTGTCCCGGCTGATACCCGAGGTGAAACTTCCCTCGGGGCTGAAGGGGCTGGAGGACAACGCCACGGCTGACGGCTTCGGCCTGACCCAACTGTTCCTGCGGATCGTGCGCCAGGCCATTTCCCATGGCCGGGTGCCGCTGGTGGTCAACATCGATGACCAGGGCCAGCCGTACTTCGCCACCTACGCGGTGCGCAATGCCATCAACTGGGACACCGCCGACCAAGGCGGCCGGCAGGACTTGGTGCTGGCCGTGTTCCGCGAGTTCAGGCGCAAGGAGCAGGACCGCTACAGTCACGAATGCGAAACGGTCTATCGCGAGTTCTACATGGACGGCGCGGTGTGCCGTACTGGCGTGCGCAACGAGGCCGGCGAGCTGATCGAGGATGACCGCCCGCTGGGCACCGTCGACGGGCGCAACAACCTGGTGCGCGGTCTGGACTACATCCCGGTCATCTACTGCGGCTCCACCGACAACTCGCCGGACGTGGATGAGATCCCGCTGCTGACCATGGCCCGGGCCGCGCTAAAGTCCTACCAGCTCAGCGCCGACTACTTCACTGCGCTGCACCAGACCAGCCATCCGCAGCCGTGGGTCTCCGGCCTGGACGAGAGCGTGGAGCTCAGCGTGACCGGGCCGTCTGCGGCTTGGGATCTCGGGCCGAAAGGCCAGTGTGGCTACCTGGAGTTCCAGGGCGCCGGCATCCAGGCCGTTCGCACCGCGATGGAAGATCAGAAAAACGCCGCGCTCGAAGCCGGCGCCAAGGTCATGGACGTTTCGGGCACCGAGTCGGGCGAGGCCCGCAAGACCCGCCAGAACGATCAGCACGCCACGCTGCACAGCATCGTCATCACCGCGGCTGAGGCCATCGAGCAGGCCCTGCGGTACGCCGCAGAGTGGACCGGCTTCAACCCGGACGAGGTGGTCTTCACGGTCAAGCCTGAGTTCGTGATCCCTGAGGTGAATGCCCAGGTGCTGGCTGAGCTGCAGAAGAGCGTCATGGCCGGCACCATCAGTGCCGAAACCTACTGGCAGTACCTCACCACCGGCAAGCTGCCCGAGCGCCCCTACGACGAAGAGGCCGAGCTGATCGGCGACGACCACGGCGCCGGCGGCGTCAACCTGGACAAAGACGATGGCGAAGAAACCGGAGCAGGCAGCGGACGAGAAGCTGCTGGAGCAGGTAAGCCGCCACTCGGTACTGCTTGAGCGGCTGAAGGCGGGCGAGGTCCAGAAGTTCGAAACCTACCTGCGCCGGGCTGACAGCCATGTTCGTGACCAGCTGACCCGCAAGGAGCTGACGACCTACGGCCGGAGCCGGCTGGAAGAATTTCTTGGGCGGGTGGGCGGCAAGCTGCTGGAGATCTACAAGGCCTTCAGCGACCGAATGCAGTCCGACCTGGTGGACATCGCGCAATACGAGGCCGCATTCGAGGGCCGCAGCCTGGCCAAGGCGCTGCTGATCGATGCGGTCATGCCGGCAGATTCGCTGCTCAGGGCGGCGATCAACACACAGCCCGTGCAGGTGGCTGGCGTCGATGGCGGCAAGCTGCTGAAGCCCTTTTTGAGCGGCTGGACTCGCACCGAGTCGGACCGGGTAACCAACGCCATCCGAATGGGTGTCGTGCAGGGCCAGACCAACGCCGAGATCACCCAGGCCATTCGCGGCACTGCGGCGCAGAATTTCACCGACGGTGTGCTGGCGGTCACGAACCGGAGCGCCCGGGCCGTCGTCCAGACCGCAGTCCAGCATGTGGCCACGACGGCCCGCATGGAAACGCTCAAGGCGAATGCCGAGGTGGTGCCGGGCTATCGCATCGTCGCGACCCTGGACAGAAAGACCAGCGTGCAGTGCCGTAGCCTGGATGGCCGCGAGTTCGAGGTAGGCAAGGGGCCGGTGCCGCCGTTCCACATCCACTGCCGAACCACCATCACGCCGATCACCAGGTTGTCGGCGCTGTTCGGGCAAGGCGCCACGAGGGCAGCTGTGGGCGCTGATGGCGGCGGGCAGGTGTCGGCAAGCCTCAGCTACTACCAGTGGCTAAAAACACAGCCAGCGGCTTTCCAGGACGCCGCGCTAGGCCCGGTGCGCGGCAAGCTGTTCCGCGATGGCGGGCTGACTGCCGAGCGCTTCGCCTCCCTGCAACTGGACAAGAACTTCAAGCCGCTGACGCTGGACCAGCTCAAGGAGCTGGAGCCGTTGGCGTTTGGGCGGGCAGGAATTTAGCCAGAGGCGTCCTTCCCACCCTCTCTTGGATCAGTAGTTGATCGTTACCGAGGTGGCTCCACGAGCTTTGAGCTCTTGGATGATCTGCTCAACGGTGGCCTCACCAAGAGAGAGATCTTCAGTCTGAGCACTTTTACTCTTTTGCAGATCCTTTCCGCTGCCAGAAAGAAGCGCATCGAGCTTCTCCCAGGTGGACTCGCGAGGCGCACAGAAGCACGAATGCTCGGCGTTCTCATACCGGGAAGGCATTGCCGGGTTGATACCGATCGCCTTAGCAACCTCGGTGTAAGAAAGGCCCTTAGCTTCGCGGGCTGCTTTCAAAGCTGCAGGAAACTTGGGGCTGGTGGGGTGTGGAAGAGACATTACGATTTCCTTGTTGTGTATTGACGAGGTGATAATACTGTATCAGTACAGTATTGCAAGCAAAAATACCGCCTCAGTAATATTGAGGCTTTCCAGTGCCCGCCAGGCGGGCCCATCAAATCCCCAGGGGATAGCCACATGCCTTTTGACTTCGACCCGGCCGCCCACGGCCTTACCCTCGACGAAACCCAAACCGCCGCGCTCAAGGCAGCGCTGGGCGGCGAGGTACAGAAATTCCTGGACGGTGAGGTTTCGGGCCTCAAGTCCAAGAACCGGGAGTTGATCGACTCCAACAAGACCATCAAGACCGAGCTGGACGGCCTCAAGGGCAAGTTCGAAGGCCTGGATATCGAGGCGGTGAAGGGCCTGCTGGCCAAGGCCGGCCAGGACGAAGAGACCAAGCTGATCGCCGAGGGCAAGCTGGACGAGGTCATCAGTCGGCGAACCGAGCGCCTGCGCACCGACTTGGACAAGCAGGTCAAGGCTGCCAACGAGCGCGCCGACAAGGCCGAGGCCTTCGCTGCCAAGTACAGCGACAAGGTGCTGGCTGACTCCATTCGCGCTGCCGCCATCAAGGCCGGCGCGCTGCCCGAGGCTACCGAGGACATCATCCTCCGCGCCCGTGGCACCTTCAAACTGAGCGAAGACGGCGAACCCGTTGCCACCGACCGTGCCGGCGAAGTCGTGTACGGGAAGGACGGCAAGACCCCGCTGTCTCCCCTCGAATGGGCGGAATCGCTGCGCGAAACCGCTACCCACCTGTGGCCAAGGGCTCAGGGTGCCGGGCAGACCGGCGACAACGGTGGCAAGGCCACGAAGAAATGGGGCGAGTACACGGAGCAGGAGCGCGCTGCGATCGCTCGTGACAACCCCGATGCGTACAAAAAACTCCAAGCCACCCGAGGAACCTAACCCATGGCATCTACCCAACTGTCGGACATCTTCGTTTCCGACTACTACGGCACTCTGGAGCCGGTGAACTCTCCCGAGAAGACCGCCGTCTACGAGTCGGGCATCATCACCCGCTCGGCCACCCTGGACAACATCGCCAAGAACGGCCAGGGCACCTCCGAGATCAGCTACTGGCAGGATCTCGACGCCGACGAGGCGCCGAACATCTCCAACGATGACCCAGACGACCTGGGCGCCGTAGGCAAGGCCGAGCAGGGCAGCATGCGCGCTCGGACCCTGTACCTCAACAAAGGCTACGGCGTCTCCGACCTCACTGCTGAGCTGGCCAACTCCGAGCCGATGCAGCACATCCGCAACCGCTTCGGCACCTACTGGACCCGCCAGTGGCAGCGTTACCTGATGGGCGCGGGTCGCGGCATCATCGCGGCGAACATCGCCCAGAACGGCGGCGACATGGTGAAGGATGCCGGCGCCTCGATCAGTGCCAACGCCTTCCAGGATGCCGCCTTCACCGCCGGCGACGCTGCCGACATGTTCGGGGCCATCGGTGTGCACTCGGTCGTCATGAACCAGATGGTCAAGCAGGACATGATCGAGTACCTGCGCGACTCGCAGGGCAAGATCATCCTGGCCACCTACCTGGGCAAGCCGGTGTTCATGGATGACGCCCTGACCTACGCCCCGGGCCAGTTCCTTTCGCTGTTCTTCGGCCAAGGCGCCTTCGGCTACGGCGAGGGCGACCCGCACATGCCGGTCGAGATGCAGCGCAAGGCCGATGGCGGCAACGGTGGTGGTGCCGAGGTGCTGTGGGAGCGCAAGACCTACATCCTGCAGCCGGCTGGTTTCAGCTGGCAGGGCAGCGAGAACCGCAACCTGAGCCCGACCGCCGCCCAGTACGCCTCGGCAGCCAACTGGAAGCGCGTGTTCGACCGCAAGCAGGTTCCGTTCGCCGCAGTCATCAGCGGCACCGCCACCCCTTGACCCCATGATGCGGGGCGCCGGCCTGGCGCCCTGCACAGGAGATCAGCATGAAAGTCATCTACACCAACACCCCGGGCAGCGAGCGCGGCACCTGCTATCGCCGCCTGGACCAGTTCTTCGGCGTGATCGACGGCGCCACTTCGGTATCCGTGCAGGGCGAGGCTCCTCACATCAGCGAGGCCTACCAGCGTCAGGGCATCAGCGTGAGCGAGATCGAGGAAGGTCTGCGCCTGGATGGCCCGACCATCGCTCAGTGGCTGGAGCAGGGCTACAAGGCATCGGCCTACCCGCCTGCAGGCTATGCCGCCACCAGCACTGCGGCAGAGATCGCGAAGGCGCTGGAGGAGGAGGGCGACGGCGATCCCGAAACCGACCCTCACAAGATGAAGGTGCCAGAGCTCAAGGAGTGGCTGACGGCCCAGGGCATCAACTTCGATCCAGCCCTCAACAAGACCGAGTTGCAGGCCCTGATCCCGTCGAAGGAATAAGCCATGACCGACTTCATTGCCGTCGCTGATGTTGACCAGAGGCTCGGGCAGGGCTGGGAAGGCGACGGTGATGCGGTCCTCGCCGTTGCCATGGCCAATGCCTGGCTGACGGCCAGAATCAAGCGGGCGGTGCCAGAGCCGGTGCCGGACGCCATCGTGAGTGCCGGCGCGCAGGTGGCCAAGCTGGCTGCAGCCGGCCAGCTCTACAAGGACACCCAGCGCGAGGTGCAGAGCAAGACCGTGTCGGCCCAGGCTGGCACCTCGACCAGCAAGACCTACGTCGCGGGGTCTGTTGATCGCTCGACCGGCGAGAACTTCGCCCTCGACCTCATCGCACCCTGGACCCGCCGCGCCGGCACCTTAATGCTCAAGAGGATCTGACCCATGGGCATGCGCGAAGAACTCCAGGCCGAGCTGGCCGAAGCGTTCGACGACCCGGACGGCCTGGCCGATGCCATCAAGCCTGTTGCAGGTAGCCGCACGGTCAAAGGCGGCTATGACCCCGTAATCGGCGGCACTGTCCCGGACTCGATCATCTACTACACCGGGCGTGGCATGTACGGCAGCTACCTGGCCAAGGAAATCGACGGCTCCCGCATCCAGACCCAGGACGCGAAGCTGCTGGTGCTGCAGAGCGAACTGCTCGAGGTGCGGGAAGGCGCTGTCACCGATTCCCCGGCTACGCCCAAGATTGGCGACCAGATCAGCGGCCATCGAGCCATCAACGTCACCGAAGATCCGGCCCGGGCAACCTGGACCATTCAACTGAGGAAATGAGATGCCGCGTGGCTCACACATGACCCAGCGGTATGGCGGGCAGCAGGGCGGTTTCGCCGAGGCTATTCGTGCGTTCGCCGAGCAGGCAGAGCAAGCCCTGGATGCCACCTTCCGCGAAATCGTGATCGAGATAGGCAGCAGCGTTATCCGCATTTCGCCGGTCGGCAACCCAGAACTGTGGGCAGCCAACGTATCTCACCGGGCCAAGGCCAAAAAAGCTGCCGATGACTACGACTTCAAGGTGACGGTCCGCAACACCCTGATCAATCTGAACCAGGACAACTTCACTAAGGCCGGCAAGCTGCGCAAGGGAGTGAGGTACGCCAAGCCTCTGACGAAGACGGAGCGGGAGCAAAACTACGCCACTAATGGCCTGGTAGCCGGCCAAGGCTACGTCGGCGGGCGGTTCCGGGGTAACTGGCAGTTTTCCATCGATTCTCCGGCGACCGGCGAACTGGATGTGGTCGATCGGTCTGGCAACGAGACCATCGCCCAACTCAAGGCGCAGGTCGAGGCCCTGACCATCGGCCAGACCGCGTACATCGTGAACAACCTGCCGTACGCCATTCCGCTCGAGTACGGACATTCAACCCAGGCGCCGGCCGGCATGGTCAGGGTCACCCTGGCCAACTTCCAGCGAATCGTCGACGAAGCCATCAGGAACAACAGCGTATGAGCCATGCAAGAGCCCGTCAGGCCATCGAGATCAAGTTGATGGCCTGGGCCACGGCGCGCCCGATCCGCGTCGCGAACTTCGAACAAGAATTTGCAGCCTTGCCGGGCGAAACCTACCTGCAGGCCTACCAGCTGCCCGGGGCAACCACCTGCAGCTACCTGGGCGGCGATGCCTACGAATACACCGGCGTGTACCAGGTCAGCATCACTTGCCCGGCGGGCCAGGCCCTGGCGACTGCCGAAGCCCTGGTCGACGAGCTCAGCGCCCTGTTCCGGGTTGATTCTGAGCTGAGCCGCAACGGCTTCGAGGGCATGGTCACCGAGCCGGTTGACCAGGGCCCAACCATCACCGAGTCGGCGATCTACACGGTCCCGGCCAGCTTCACCTACCGCGGCGTCGCGGACCAACCGCCCGCTGGGGCGTAACTAACCGCCGCCCGGCGGGCTATCAAGAGGAAATACACCATGGCCGCACGCTTCCCGCTGCCGAACGGCGCAGTGCTGGAGATTGCACGTGTCATCGGCTCTGCCGTCCCATTCACCGCGCTGACCAACGCCAAGCCGCCCGTGGCGACTTCAGCCGATCACAACATCCAGAACGGCGATGTTCTCCTGGTCAACTCCGGCTGGGCGCTGATCAATGACCGCGCCGTTAAGGCATCCAATGTCGCTGCCGATGCGTTCTCTCTGGGCGGCCTGGACACCAGCGACATTGAGCTGTTCACCGCAGGCGCGGGCATCGGCTCCGTACTGCCGGTATCCGACTGGGTGCAGATCTCCAAAGTCACCTCCTTCAACTCCGCCGGCGGCGAGCAGCAGTACACCACCGTCGGGTATCTGGAGGATGACGACGACAAGCAGTACCCGGCCAACCGTAACCCACGCACCCTGACCATCGCGGTCGAGGATCAGCCCAGCGCTGCCTACGTGGAAACCGTGGAAGGCTATGACTCCTCGAAAGAGCTGACGGTGATCCGCCTGAAGCTCCGTAACGGTGACCAGATCCTGTACCCGGGCTACGTCAGCATCACCCCTGATCCAACCATGGAGCGGAACAACGTGATGACCCGCACCATCAGCGTCGGTCTGTCGGCTCGCTCGCTTCGTTACCTGGCCGGCGCCTAAGGAGAGCCCATGGCGAAGATCAAAATTGCGCAGAACCCGACCTTCACCGCCTTGGTTCAGGTTCCACGTATCGGCGGCGAGTCGGTGCCCGTGGAGTTCCAGTTTCGCTACATGGACCGCATGACCCTTGCCGGCATGTTTGATCGCTGGAACAAGGCGCGCGATGCCTGGGCGGAGAAGGCCAAGAACGACGGGGCGACCTGGGAAGAGGTTACCGCCGGCGAGATTGACCTGCAGGCCGAGCAGTTGGGCGAGATCGTCACCGGCTGGGACCTGGAGGACAAGTTCAGCCAGAAAGCGATCCTCGACCTGGTGCGCACCTGCACCGGCGCGCCGAAAGCAGTGACCGACGCCTTCCAGGCTGCCTATAGCCCGGCCCGCCTGGGAAACTGAGGGCGGCGGCCCGGGCCTGCTACGAGCCTGGGCCGTCCGCTGAGCAGTTGGCGGCTCTGGGGCTCACCCCGGAAGACATCGATGAGGAAGAGGTTGAGGTTTGGCCAGACGCCTGGCCTGCCTTCCGTCTGTTCGATGCGCTGGGCACTCAGTGGCGGGTTGGTCAGGGCGGAGCATCAGGCCTGGACTACACCGCCATACCCGCAACGGCCTCAATGCTCGGCATCAAGCGCCGCGACCTCTCTGACATTTTCCCCGATCTCCGCGTCATGGAGGTTGAGGCCTTGGCCGTCATGGCCGAATCGATGGAGTAGACCATGACCACCATTGCCTCCCTCGGTCTTCAGATCGACTCCAGTGATGCCGTCGAGGCTAAGGACAACCTCGACCAGCTGGCGGACGCGGGCAAGCGCAGCGAGGAGTCCGCCGGCAAGACCGGTCGCGCGTGGGAGTCGGCCCTGGGCAGCCTGCAGGGCGACACCCGGCAGATCGTCCAGGAGCTGCAGTCGCTCAACGCCAAGCAGGCCGAGCTGGCCCAGCAGATGGCCACCGTGGGGCGCGCCGTTACCAGCGCATCCCAGGCCTTCAGTAGCGCTGCAGCGAACATGGGGGCATTCCAGGCCGAAGCCGCGCAGGCTGGCAAGGCACAGGAGGCGCTGACCAGTGCTACTGATGCCGGCGCCCAGGCCGGCCGGCGCGCTGCCGAATCCGCCGACGAGCAACAGGCCAGGATTCTGGCCGTGGCTAAAGCCTCGCTGGAGGCCAGCCAGTACGTTCAGTCGCTCAATCGGGCCACAGAGCACACCACCGAGGTCACCTCCCAGGCGAACGCCGTACTGTCGGACAGCGCAAGTCGGCAGGCTGCCATCAACAGCCGGGCCCAAGCCCTCATTGCCACAGAGGAGCGTCAGGCGGAGGCGGCGAAGAAGGCTGCCGGCGCGCATCGGGAGGAAGGCCAGGCTCTGGAGGAGCTGCTGGGCAAGATCGACCCGACCGTCGCAGCAATGAGCCGGCTCGACCAGATGGAGCAGAAGCTGAAGGGCTTCCGCACCAGTGGCGCGCTCGATGCCGAGACTTTCAGCGAGTACCAGACGAAGATCGATCAGGCTCGCACGGCGCTGGGCGGCGCCGATACCGCGCTGAGCAAGACTGGCATGACCGCCAAGGCTACGGCTGCGGCCCTGCGAAACGTGCCTGCCCAGTTCACTGACATTGTGGTTTCACTGCAGGGCGGCCAGGCGCCGCTCACTGTGCTGCTGCAACAGGGCGGTCAGCTCAAGGACATGTTCGGCGGCGTGGGCCCGGCTGTTAAGGCCCTCGGCGGCTACGTCCTCGGTCTGGTCAACCCATTCACGGTCGCGGCTGCAGCGGTCGGCGTGCTCGGTTATGCCTACTACTCGGGCAGTGAAGAGGCGGTCCGATTCCAGAAGGCGCTGATCACCACCGGCAATGCCGCCGGCACCACTTCGGACCGGCTTTCCGGCATGTCGCGCGAGGTAGCGGCTACCGTTGGCACCACTGGCGCCGCAGCTGAAGTGCTCACCCAGTTAGCCGGTAGCGGGAAAATCGCCTCCGACAGCTTTGTCGAGATCACCGAGGCCGCCTTGGAGTGGCGCTCTGCAACCGGCAAGGCCGTCGAGGAGACTGTCGCCGAGTTCGTGAAGATCGGCAGAGACCCGGTGACGGCGGCCAAGGAGCTCAACGAGCAGTACAACTTCCTCACCGCGTCGACCTACTCGCAGATCGTCGCGTTGAAAGAGCAGGGCGACACCATCGGCGCCGCCAAACTGCTCACCGACACCTACGTCGATACCATCAAGAATCGCAGCAAGGAAGTCACCGAGAACCTGTCGATCTGGGAGCGCGGCTGGAAGGCGCTGCGCGGCGAGGTGGCTGCAACGGTGGATTCGGTCAAGAACATTGGCCGGGACCAGGACATCGCGAGTCAAATCGTTGATCTCCAGCGCCAAGTGGCCGCAGCGCAGAGCGCGGTGAATGCTGACAAAGACGACACCGATGCCCAGAAAAAGCTCACCAACGCCAACCTAGAGCTGAAGGGGCTGATCCAGCAACGCGACACGCTTGCCGCGATAGCCAGCGCACGCGCGCTGGATGCCGAACAGCAGCAAGCGGCGATTGTTGCGACCGGTAAGGTCGATGCACTGGAAAAATCGGCATGGACGAACGCTGAGAAGCGCGCAGAAAAATTGAAGGAATACCGGAAGTCGCTCGATGATATCCGGAAAAAGAATCCCGACGATGAGCGCTTGAAGCCAGAGCGTATCGCCCGAGTAGAGGCTGACATCGCCAAGCAGTTCAAGGATCCTGCCGGGAAGACCACTCCGCTTGACCTCACCGGCTTCAACGACCAGAAGAACGCGCTGAGCGCCATCCTGGCCGAGTACAAAAACCACCAGAAGGAACTGGACGCTGCGCAGAAGGCGGGGCTGATCTCCCAGGAATCGTATGCCGCCCAGCGCGCAGCGATCATCGAGCAACAGAGCGCCGAGGTAACCAACGCCTACGAGCTTGAGATCAAGGCCTTGGAGGAGGCCAAAGGGCGCAGCACTACCAGCGCCCAACAGCGCATCCAGTTGGACCAGAAGATCGCCGATGCCCGGGCTGCCATGGTCAAGGCGCAGAAGGACGCCGACACCGAGCTTGCGGTACTGGCGACCAATGAGGAAGGGCGGCTGGCCAAGCAGGCCAGGGCAGTGCAAACCTACACCGACGCGCTCGATCAGCAGGTCCAGGCGCTGAGGCTGCAGGGGCAGCGCTCCGCCGACAGCCTGGGCCTGGGCGACCGCCAGCGCGGCTTGCAGGACCAGCAGAACGGCATCACCGATCGAATGAACCAGCAGCGCCTGGATCTGGCGAACCAATACGGCGATGGCTCGCGGGGCATGAGCCTCGATGAGTACAACCAGAAGCTAGCGGCCCTCAACAAGACCGAGAGGGACCTGCAGGAAACCACAATCGCCAACTACGACGCCATGACGGTGGCCCAGGGCGATTGGCGCAAGGGTGCCTCCTCAGCCTTCCAGAATTACCTGGACCAGGCTCGGGATGTCGCCGGGCAGACCAAGTCACTGTTCACCAGTGCCTACTCCAACATGGAAAGTTCGATCGTGAACTTCGCCATCACAGGCAAGGCGTCCTTCTCGGACTTCACCAAGTCGGTCCTGGCGGACATGGCTCGCATTGCTGCCCAGCAAGCTGCGTCGGGGCTGTTGGGCAGCCTTGTGAGCTTCGGGATGTCGGCGGCTTCCGCTTATTTCGGCGGTGGTACCGGCAATGGAATGGCCGCGGGCTCTGCTGGTGCCGTTTCCTCAAACCTCGGTGCGTCCCAAGCTGGCTACTCCAGCGCTTACTTTCCACAAGCACTTGGCGGCGCCTGGTCAAATGGCGTTCAGATGTTCGCTGACGGCGGGGCTTTTACCAACTCAATTGTCAGCACTCCAACCGCCTTCGGCATGGCAGGGGGCAAGTTGGGGGTGATGGGTGAGGCCGGTGATGAGGCTGTCATGCCTCTGACAAGAACGTCTGGAGGACAACTTGGTGTGCGCGCGGTAGGCGGGGTTGGTGGCGGAACATCGATCTCCCTGTCCGCTCCGGTCAGCATCGTTACAGAAGACCGCAGCAATGAGGGCATGGAGCTTGACCAGGCAGCACTGCAGCGAAATATGGAGTCGCAGATGAAATCCGCAGCTGAGAAAGCTGTTGCGGACTCGTGGCGGCCAGGCGGGCTCAGCTATCGAAATACGCAGGGGAGGCGCTGATGGCGATCGAGAAGTTCAGTTGGCCAATCCAGCGTGGCGAAACGCCAGAAATAACCTACCGAACCCGCGAGTCCCGCTTCGGCGGCGGCTATCGGCAGGTAGTTGGCGATGGCCCCAACAACAAGGAAGACAGCTACCCAGTCACTGTTTTCGGCACGAAGGCCCAGGTTCGCAAGATCATGGAGTTCTTCGACCGACATGGTGGCGCCAAGGCCTTCCTATGGGCCACGCCACTCGGTGATCTGGGGCTGTTCACGTGTGCGGATCCCAAGCCCACTCCAGTAGGCGGCGGCCGGTTCAAGGTCACTGCCACATTCGAGCGGGCGTATCACCCATAAGGACCTACCATGTCATTGATCAAGGACATCCAGACCCTGGAGCCTGGCGACGAGGTGCTGTTGTTTGAGCTCGACGGTTCGGACTTCGGCGCGGATGTCCTACGGTTCCATGGGCACGCAATACCCCACTCCCCAGAAGAACTTGCTGTAGCTGGTGTTAACGCCGACCAGTTGCCCGCTAAGTCGATTTGGTGGCAAGGCAACGAGTACGGCGCCTGGCCCATGCAGATCGACGGCATCGAAGCGAACTCTGATGGTACTACGGTGCGACCTACTTTAACTGTTGGCAACGTCAACGGCAGGATCACCGCACTGTGCCTGGCCTTTGAAAACCTCCTCGAATTCAAGCTGACCATGCGCCTCACCATGGGGAAATACCTGGATGCAGAAAATTTTCCCGGAGGCAATCCAGAGGCAGCTCCCACCGAGGAGGCTCTGGAGGTCTGGTACATCGACCAGAAAATCTCAGAGGGCGGGACCACGGTGGCTTGGGAATTAGCCAGCCCTGGGGATGTAGGCGGCGAGACTATTGGCCGGCAGATGACACAGCTTTGCCACTGGGCAATGACTTCCGGCTACCGCGGGCCGAACTGTGGTTACACCGGACCTTACTTCGACCTTGATGGCAACCCCACTGACGACCCAGCCAAGGATCAGTGCAACGGCTGCCTGGATTCGGGCTGCACGGTCCGTCATGGGCAAGGCAACCCACTTCCATTTGGCGGCTACCCGGCCGTTTCCCTTATCGCGCGGAGCTGACCATGCGCAAACACATTCTCGCCGCCGTGCAAGCGCACGCCGCGGCTGAATACCCGCGCGAGTGCTGCGGGCTGATCGTCGCCGTAGGGCGCGCCCACCGATATGTGCCCTGCGAGAACACCGCGACCGACCCGGCCGAAGAGTTCCGCATCTCCCCAGAGCAGTACGCGGCAGCTGAAGACCTGGGTCAGGTGATTGGCCTCGTGCACTCGCACCCTGACGCCACCAGCAGGCCGTCGCCGCGCGATCTCGCCATGTGCGAGGCGACAGGCCTGCCCTGGTACATCCTTTCGTGGCCGGAGGGTGACTTGCGCACCATCACCCCGACCGGTCACACGCCGCTTCTGGGCAGGCCGTTCGTGCACGGGGCCTGGGACTGCTGGCAGGTATGCGCCGACTGGTACAAGCGGGAGTGGGGGCTGGAGTTTCCGGCCTACGCGCGGGAGGAGGGGTGGTGGGAGAAGCCAGACGGCCCGAGCCTGTATGAGCAGGCCTACGAAAACGCCGGCTTCTACCAGGTGAGCCAGCCGCAGCGCGGAGACATGGTCGTCATGGCCGTGGGGCGCACTGCCCACCCGAACCACGCTGGCATCTACCTGGGCGACGCTGCGCAGCTTCCCGAGGAGCACGCTCAAGTCTTTGGTCCAGGTCCATTCATGCTGCACCACTTGCTGGGGCGGCCATCAGAAATCGTCGTGTTTGGTGGGCCATGGCTCGACCGGACACGCCTTGTGTTGCGTCATCGGGACGCGAAGTGAAACGGCCAAGGCCGTAGGAGGAAGCATGCAACAGAACTACATCCTGACTATTCGCGACCTTTATTCAAAGATCAATGGCGAACTGTGCGGCGCGGAGGCTGAGGTGGCCATCCTAGAGAATGATGTCGAAATTGATCGAGTCAAGCTGTCTGGCAGGGTCGGGCCCGGCGGTAACGGGTATCAGCGAAACTACAGCGGAAAGCCCGGCCTGACTGCCGGGCTGGTGGCGGGGGTAGGTCAACTTACGTTTGCAGAAGCCTGACCAGGGAATCAGCCTTGAGGATCAGCTTCGATGATGAAGTCGTCTGTTCCAGGGATGTGGGATAGATAACTGGCCTTGTAACCGTCCCCCAGGCTTGCCGCTTTCGATTCAGCGGCCTCCTTGCTTGGGAGGGCTTCTACGAAGACCGATGGCTCCGTCCGCACCACTCCCCACGTCAAAATCCATCCTGGCTTGGCGTTTTGCTCGTTACTCACATCGACCTCCAAGGTCATCAATGCCCTGGTCCATGGGCTTTCCGGCAACGGACCGGGGCGGTTCGTTGGAGGCACAACGCTACTACGGCGGCGAGATGGCTGGTTACTGGGTTTCTGTCCAGGGTGGATGACCGTCCAGCTCAAAGTCATGATGGCTACGTGCTACAGTCGCGGACTACTAAGCAAGCGAGAAAGCCATGGCCGGCGCAGCGCCGCAATCTGCTCAAAGTGAGCTAGTTGCCCGAATCAATAGACTGGCGAACGATCGCTCAGTCAGCATCAGTACGGACGATTGGGCCTGGCGGTCCTTGAAGCGGGACGTTGAAAGGTTCGCTCAAATTCCAGAGTTCAATGCGGAGGGTACGCTCCTGTTGGCGACTGTATGGGGGCTGGCTGGTAACACCGTAGAAATGGATAGGTACTTCAGCTTGTATGCTGGCAAGTATGGGAAGGATTGGCCATGGTATCGTGGGCGGGCTTTCCAAGGGCCGGCCCTTGGGAGGCTAGATGTGGTTACCGACATGTTGAATTACGGGTACCCGCAGGGGGACAAAATGAGCGCAGCATTCGTCGCTCGCCTGTGCTATCAGTCGGGGCTTTTCCGCTCTGCAGAGAAGGCTTTGCGTGAGTCTTTTGATCTTTCGGGTGGTGTTATTTCCGAAGATGATTCGCGCCGCTATGGTCCGTTACCTAAAATAGTCGGCTACCTTGACGAGCACGGCCTGGACGAAAAAGAAATTGCAGTACGGCTAGAAGTGGCATCCCGCGTCGTCATAGAAATGGCTGGCCCGTTAACCACATTCTCTGTTGGAGGCGGTGAGTGGGGGATAACCTTTGAATATACGGTTGAGGACGAGATTGAGCGTCTAGTTGAGATCGACTTCGCGGTCACGCGCAAACTGGTTGCTACGTTTGAAGACACGCTATCCCAGCACATCAGCATTGGTGTCACGCCATTCTCGGAGAGCGAGACCGATGCCGATTGAGTTTGCAGAGTTCCTAGCGTGGTCTGAATCCGAGGTTAAGGCGCCATTGGTGGCTGAGTTCGGCTATCGGAATGCCAGCAGCCGGGCCTACTACGCACTGTTTCACGCTGCTCGCGACCGCTTGAGAGAGATGGGTGTGCCGATCAATAGGGTAAGTAACGGCGGCTCCCACGAGGCTTTAATCCAGACCATTGAAAAAATGGGGTCGGAAGGGCGCGAGCTTGCAGTCAACATGCGCCGCTTGAAGAAATTCAGACATTTTTGCGACTACGACATCAGCGACAACCTCAGTCCTCCGCGAGCGCGCAAGCAGATCCTTGAGGCTCGCCTGCTGATTGAGAAGCTTGAGAGACTTGAACCGATCCCTGCTTAGTCATGACTTTGGCCAATCCTGCTGACGGTGGTAAATTCCACCATCAACAAGGAGGGATCACATGCGAATTCTGATAGGCGCGCTTGGGCTGGCATTGCTGGCGGGCTGCGCAAGCGTTGCTGATACTCGGAGCAATCCCCCACTGCTGACTTTGACCTCAGCAAAGCCCGCTCAGGAAGTTGCGGAATGCATACGCGACAGCTGGCAGAGCACGACGGTACTTGGAGCGAGCATTGGTGGGATCCTGCAGTCTTCCGGTGATCGATACTCCGTCTTGGCGCCTGATGCGCAGGCACCCCTGCACCTGGTGGATGTAGTTCCGAGCGGAGGAGGTTCCTCGGTTCAATACCACTTCTACCGAACTTGGCAGTCACCACTCGACCGAGTGACAGACGCGGTCAGGGCCTGCGTTCGGTAACCGATGTTTCGACTGAAAACCACCTCCGGGTGGTTTTTTTGTTTCTGGAGAACAGCAATGGCCGCACCGGCAATCGAACACCATCCTATGACCAACGTTGTGCTGTACGGAAAGCTTCGCCAGTTTGGCCGGTCTTTCAGGTTGTCAGTGCGATCTCCTGCAGAGGCGATCAGAGCCCTGTGCATCCAAGTGCCGGGCTTCGAACGGTACATGGCAGAGGCAAAGTCGCAGGGTATCGAGTTCGCAATTTTTCGAGGTGACAGGAATCTGGGTGAGAAAGAGCTTGGCTTCGTTGGTGCCGGCGATATCCGGATTGCACCTGTGATTACCGGCAGCAAACGTGCCGGTCTGCTGCAGACCATTATCGGAGTTGTGATTGTAGTTCTGGCCTGGTGGAACCCACTGGGCTGGTCTGCAGCTACGGCGCTTGCCGTGGGCATGGGCGGTGGATCGATGGCCGTCGGCGGTGTGATCCAGATGCTGAGCCCTCAAGCAAAAGGGCTCAGCATGAGCGGATCACCGGATAACCTGCCCAGCTACGCCTTCGGCAGCGCGAAGAACACAACCGCCAGCGGCAATCCCGTCCCTATTTGCATCGGCAAGCGCCGATGGGGCGGGGCGATCATCTCTGCCTCCGTCGAGGCGCAAGACAAGGCCTAGGGCCAACTCAGCGAACAGGCCGCCTCCGGGCGGCTTTTTAATGCCCGGAGGAAAGTATGGGCGCAGCAGCTCACCTGGATATCACTGGCGCCAAGGGCGGCGAGAGCAAGCCAAAGACCCCTGTCGAAGCACCGGACAGCCTGCAGTCCACGAACATCGCAAAGATCCTGCTAGCCGTGGGTGAGGGCGAGTTTGATGGCACGCCGACCGATCGTGACATCTACCTCGACAACACGCCAATCATGGACGCCAGCGGCAACGTGAACTTCCCGGGCGTGAAATGGGAATGGCGGCCAGGGTCGGTCGAGCAGGACTATATCCAAGGAATTCCCTCGATTGAGAATGAAACCAACGTCAACGTCGAGCTGCGCAGTGACAATCCATTCACACGCTCCCTGAGTAATATCCAGCTGTCTGCAGTTCGGGTTCGCATGTCTTGGCCGCGCCTCGTAAGCCAAGACAGCAGCGGCAACACCAACGGCTACCGAGTTGAGTACGCTATCGACATAGCAACGGACGGCGGGGCTTATGTGGAGTCGCACCTGGGCGCTGTAGATGGCAAGACCACTAACGGCTACCAGCGGTCCGTGCGCGTCAACCTGCCCAAGGCAACAACCGGGTGGATGCTGCGCGTACGCCGGATCACTCCCAATGCCAACAGCGGAACCGTGGGCGATACGATGGTTGTGGCCGGCTACACGGAAATCATCGACCAGAAACTCCGCTATCCGAACACCGCTCTGCTCTACATTGAGTTCGATGCGCAGCAGTTCCAGAACATCCCGGCGGTTACGGTTGACTGCAAGGCCAAGCGCTGGCCCGTGCCGACCAACTACGACCCGGTCACCCGCACCTACACCGGTGTGTGGGACGGTACCTTCAAGCAGGCGTGGACCAATAATCCCGCCTTCGTCACCTACGGCATCTGCGTCGAGGACCGTTTCGGTCTAGGCAAGCGGATTCAGCCATGGATGGTTGATAAATGGGAGATGTACCGCATCGCCCAGTATTGCGACCAGCAAGTAACCAATGGTGTCGGCGGTCTGGAGCCGCGGTACCTCTGCGATATGAACTTGCAGGGCCGCGCCGAGGCGTGGACGCTTCTGCGCGACCTTTCGGCAATCTACCGAGGGATGGTGTATTGGGCTCACGGCTCCCTGTTTATGCAGGCAGACATGCCGCGCGCGCAGGACATCGACTATGTCTTCACCCGGGCAAACGTGATTGACGGGGAGTTCGTTTACGGTGGCGCCGAGCGCAGCACGCATTACAGTCGGGCACTGGTCAGCTACGACAACCCGGCCAACAACTTCGACACCGATGTCATTCCCGTAACCGACCTGGCGCTTCAGCGCCGTTACCGCGACCGCCCCGTAGAAATTTCCGCGATCGGCTGCACCCGTGCGTCCGAGGCCCAGCGTCGTGGTAAATGGGCGCTGCTGAGCAACAACCAGGACCGGACCGTAACCTTCAAAACCGGCATGGAGGGCCGCATCCCGCTGCCGGGCTACGTCATTCCTGTGGCAGATGAGCTGGTGGCCGGGCGACCGAACGGTGGCCGGATCTCGTCGGCAGCCGGCCGTGTGGTCACCCTGGACCGCGACACGCCGATCAAGGCTGGCGATCGCCTGATTCTGAACCTGCCAAACGGAACCGCCCAGGCGCGTACCGTGCAGTCGGTCGCCGGGCGGGCTGTAACGGTAACCGCCGAGTATGGCGTGCAGCCTGAGCCACAGCTGCAGTGGGCCATCGACTACGACGACCTGGCGGTCCAGCTGTTCCGGGTGCTGAAGACCACGCGCACCAAGGAAGGCGAGTTCGAAATCACCGCACTCGAATTCAACCCGAGCAAGTTTGCAGCCATCGACACAGGCGCCAAGCTGGACGAGCGGCCGATCAGCGTCATTCCCGTGACCACCGTGCAGCCGCCGGCCAGCGTCACGCTGACCTCGGCACACGCGATTGACCAGGGTATCGCGGTCAATACCATGACCATTGCTTGGCCGGCTGTGCCGGGCGCCGTCGCCTACGACGTGGAATGGCGCAAGGACAATGGCAACTGGATCCGCTTGCAGCGCACCGGTGCGGCGTCTGTCGATGTGGTCGGTATCTATGCCGGCGCCTATCTGGCCCGCGTGCGGGCGGTCAGCGCCTTCGACATCACGTCGATTTGGAAAAGCTCGATCCTGACTCAGCTGAACGGCAAGGAAGGTCTGCCACCGGCGGTCACCTTCCTCAACACCGAAAGTCTGCTGTTCGGGATCAGCGTCAAGTGGGGTATCCCAGCTGGTGCCGAGGACACCCAGCGCACCGAGTTGTGGTACAGCGAAGGCACGGATCTCGACGCGGCCAACAAGCTGGCCGACCTGGCGTACCCGCAGCAGGAATACGTCATGCAGGGCCTGCGCGGCGGCCAGCGGTTCTTCTTCTGGGCGCGCCTGGTGGATCGCACTGGCAACCTCGGCCCGTTCTTCCCGGTGGCACCGACCGTGGTCACCGGCGTGGCCAGCATGGACGCTTCGCCGATCCTTGAGCAGATCACCGGCGAGGTGCTGGAAAGCCACCTGGGCCAGGAGCTAAACGAGCGCATCGACCTGATCGACAAGGACGGTCCAGGCTCGGTAAATGAGCGCCTGGGTGAAGTGCGCAGCGACCTGAACGAGCAGATCGCCGACGTGAGCAACGCTGTCGCGGATGTCGACAGCGCGTTGGCCCAGGCGAAGCAGGACCTGCAGCGCCAGATCGACGAGGTGGCCGACCTGGCCGACTCGATGCCGTACAAGCCTGACCAGGCCTATACCGCTGGTCAGAGTGTGCTGGGCGAAGATGGCAAGCTGTACCAGGCCAAGGTCGACGTACCGGCTGGCAACGCGCCGCCGAACGCCACCTACTGGACCGACATCGGTCAGGCGGTGCAGGCGGCGAACGGGATGGCCGCTCGCGTGCAGACCGTTGAAACCAAAGTTGAAACCCTGGAAGGCGTCACCACGGCTCAGTCCCAGCAGATCACCGGCCTGCAGTCGAGCCTGACCACCACCAATGGCAACGTCGCAGCAGCTCAGCAGGCCGCCGAGGCCGCCGCAACGCTGGCCGGCGGCAAGGGCAAGGTCATTGTGCAGTCGGCCGCACCGGCCGTCGCTGATCGTCTCGCGCAGAACCTGTGGATTGATACCACCGGCAACGCCAACACGCCCAAGCGCTGGAGTGGCACCGCCTGGGTCGCTGTGACCGACAAGGTGGCCACTGATGCTGCGGCTGCGGCGGCCAATGCCCTGGCCGTGGCGCAGACCAAGGCCGATGCCACTGTGGTGCAGAGCCTCACCACTCGGGTAACCGAGGCCGAGGGCTCGCTGTCGTCGCAGGGCCAGGCCATCACCGGGCTGAACAGCAGCCTGACCACCACCAACCAGAACGTCACCGCTGCGCAGCAGGCCGCCCAGGCGGCTGCCACCGCAGCTGGCGCGAAGGGCGAGGTGATCTACGGCTCGACCGCACCCGCGGCAGACAAGCGCTTGGCGCAGAACCTTTGGATCGACACCACCAGCAACGCGAATACCCCGAAACGCTGGAACGGGTCGGCTTGGGTTGCCGTCACCGACAAAGTTGCAACGGACGCGGCAGCAGCTGCCGCCAGCGCGCTGAGCCAGGTGGCCACCAAGGCGGAATCCTCGGTGGTGCAGACCCTGACGGGCCGGGTCACCGACGCCGAGGGCAAGCTGACCACCCAGGGTCAATCCATCACCGGCCTGCAGAACAGCCTGACCACGACCAACCAGAATGTGACGGCAGCACAGCAGGCGGCCCAGGCTGCCTCGGACGCCGCCGGCGCCAAGGGCAAGGTGCTGTACCAGTCGACCGCGCCGGCAGCGGCGGACCGCCTGACGCAGAACCTGTGGATCGACACGACCAGCAACGCCAACACGCCGAAGCGGTGGAACGGCTCTGCATGGGTGACGGTGACCGACAAGGTGGCTACTGACGCCGCTGCTGCTGCGGCCAATGCGCTGAGCCAGGTGGCGACCAAGGCAGATGCCTCGACTGTCCAGTCCCTGACCAACACCGTGGAACAGCAGGGGGCTGCCATCACGGCCAATGGCCAGGCGCTGACCAGCATCAACGCTTCGCTGGCCCAGGCTGGAGGCGAGAACCTGTTCTACAACCCATCCTTCGAGCGGGTAGGCTCAACTGCCGGCCTGGCAGATGGGTGGACCACTGGCACGCCTGCCGGTGTGACTCGCACAGCCTCGCTTGTGGCGTCGACGCTTGACCCGAGTGGCAAGGCCCAGCGCTACGATGTTTCCGGCATCGACAACGCTTCGCGATACCTGGATACCTACCATTCACCGAAGTTTCCAGCGGTGAGCGCCGGCCAGTTCGTGAGCGTTTCGATCTATGTGAAGGTGACCGCTGGCTGCCTGATCCGCTGGTATCTCCAGCCGAGAAACGCCGCAGGCACGACCATCGTCACCCAGACCCCAGGAAACATCGTCGCTACGGGAGAGTGGCAGCGCTTGGTGTTCGAGGGCCGGGAGATGCCGGCGGGCACAGTGGCGTGTCCCGTGATCTTCCGCGTCTTCGGTGCCTCATCGACTCCGCAGGATGCGGTCGTTGAGATAGACCGCGCCCAGTTTGAAATCGGGCGAATCGCGACAGGGTGGCGAGACAACGGCCAGCTTGCTGGCGCCGACGTTGCCGCCAACGCCTCGGCGACAACGGCGCTGGCTGGCCGTGTCACTGCTACCGAAACCGGGCTGACCGCTGCCTCTGGGCAAATCACCGACCTGAACAACTCGATCGGGGATGTCGGCGGCGAGAATCTGTTCTACAACCCCACGTTCACCAAAGCAGGAACGGGGACCGACATTGCTGATGGCTGGGCCACGGAAGGGCCGGCGACCAGCGTCGAATCGCTGGTTACCTCATGGCTGAACGCAGGGGAGAAGGCGGTACGTGTTGAGGTTTCCAGCGTGGGTACGGGCACGCCCTATAAATCGCTGCGTCCAACTGGAGGCACGAAAGACCGCCGGCCAATGGTCGCCGAAGGTCAAACCGTTGCGACCTCTGTCTATCTTCGCGGCACCGCTGGCCTGGGGCTCAGGTTCTTCATTCAGTGGATCAACGCGGCAGGCACCGTGATCAGCGCCCCTAACTCGGTGATGTTTACCATTACCGCAGCAGGCAAGCGTGAGCAGTTCAGTGCCGTCGCGCCTGCAGGGGCGGTGACTTGCTACGTCTACCTGCGTGTCTACAGCGCAACCGGCGCGGTTACCGCGGGATACGTGGAAATGGCGCGGCCCCAGTTTGAGTATGGGGCGCGTGCCACCGGGTGGCGAGACAACGGCCAAGTCAACGCGGTGAACAACAGCGCGAACTCGGCTGCCGTGCAGAGCCTTACCTCAACCGTAGACCAGCAAGGCTCAACTCTATCCGGCGTGGCCGGGAGGACCACCAGCCTGGAAAACAGCCTGACCACGACCAACCAGAACGTGACAGCTGCGCAGCAGGCGGCCCAGGCCGCCGCTACAGCAGCGGGCGCGAAGGGGGAAGTCATCTACGGCTCAACCGCTCCGGCCGCAGACAAGCGTCTCGCGCAAAACCTGTGGATCGACACCACTGGCAACGCCAACACGCCCAAGCGCTGGAGCGGCACCGCCTGGGTCGCCGTGACGGACAAGGTGGCCACTGATGCGGCGGCTGCGGCTGCCAGTGCGCTCAGCCAGGTGGCGACGAAGGCTGAGGCCTCGGCGGTCAACTCGCTGACCAACCGGGTAAGCACTGCTGAGGGCGCGATCACCAGCCAGAGCACCGACATCACCCAGCTCAAGAACAGCATCGGCGCGGCTCAGCCGTTCGTTGCCGGGATGACCTGGGAGTTTACGAACTCCACCAGGGGCTGGGTGGCAACCGCAACGGGTGGCACGATCGCTGCTGGGCCGCTCTTCGCCACGGTGACCAAGAACCCCAACCTGCAGTGCAACTTCACCCCTACCGTTTCGGGGGCGCAGAACCCATACCTGCGCATCCGGCTGCGTCGGCGCAACACTACGCGGTCCGGGGCGCAGATGTACTGGGCGAACGAAGATGGAGGCCTATCCGAAGCCCGGCGCATGGCCTGGGCCATCAGCACGACCACCACGGATTGGCAGGACATTGAAATCGATCTCTCCGGCCATGCCGGATGGAACGGCAAGAACATGTATGCCATCCGCCTGGATATGATGAACTCGGCCGACACGACCGGTGAAATCGACATCGCCTACATCGCAGTGGGAAGGCGATCGGCGGCTGCCTCGGCGCAAGCGGTATCCAGCCTCGACAGTGTTGTAACGCAGCAGGGCGCAACGCTCACTGCGGAGTCGAAGCGCATCGACGGATTGTATACCTCTGTTGGGGATGCCAATGCGGCCATCCAAAGCGAGGCCACGGCCAGGTCCAGCGGCGATGCTGCGCTGGGCCAGCGTGTGGATACGGTCCAGAGCAATCTGGGCACCACCAACGCCTCTGTGCAGCAGATCAGCACGGCTCAGAGCACGCTCAACGGCAAGATCACCGCGTCTTACTCGGTGAAGCTCCAGGTCGTCAACGGCAACCAGTACGTGGCCGCCGGCTTCGGCACGGGCATAGAAAACAACAACGGAGTGTTGCAATCCGTTTTCGCGGTGATGGCTGACCGTTTCACGGTGCTCAACCCGACCAATAACGGCTTCGTCAGCCCGTTTGCAATCCAGAACGGGCAGGTTTTTTTGAATGAAGCCTTTATTTCCAAAGCGACAATTCAGAATGCAGTAGTTGGCTCAAGCATCGATTCTGCGCAGCGAGCAACTTGGGATGGAGGACCGATTATGAACTGCGATTTCGTCACGGGGGCTATCACTTTCCGCCATGGCACCCGGAACCAAACTTATAGCGTTTTGAATCGAGATGGTGGTGCCGTGTTCATTGATGGAACGATTAGGGTTAGATGGGGGGTTTGGTAATGCCTCAGGGGTTACAAGTCTGGGATGCCCAAGGTAGATTAATTTTGGATGTGACTGACCGGCTGAGTCGGATCTTGGGCCAAGTTGCGACAGGCAGCGCTGCTGGTGCAATTGCAGTGCCTGAATTCGCTGCAGGGTATGGCACACCTTGGGCTTTCGTGCAGCAACGGAATGCATCAGCCAACCAGTTCGGTAAGAGGTGCGCACGAGTGACCATTAGTGGGACGACGCTGAGTTGGGATTTTCCGGGGCTTTCCAGTTGGGAAATACTGCCAGCTGTCATTCAATACGGAGTTTACTGATGCCAGCCGGACTTCAAGTATTTAATGATGCAGGCGTTCTCCAGATCGACGGCACGTTCAAGAACATGGTGCTCACCGCTGTGGGTACTGCAACCCTTGGGAAGGTCGGCGGCGCTGGTATTCAGCCCTATCCCAGTGCCGGGTACTACAGGATCTCGTACCCGGTCAGCTCAAGGCAGCCGATTCTCGCACTGCGCTCATCAGCAAACGTATGCTTCCTGACCGACGACAACGGATTCACTGTGTTCGGCGCAGAGGGCACCAGCATCGGGTTCTATGTCTATGACAGAGTGGATTTCGGTAATGGTGCTGGGAACTCTGGGTTTCAGGTGTTCAATGAACAGGGCGTTGAGGTGTTTAACGCTAACAATCGGTATATGCGTGTCCTCGGTAGCTACTCTGTCAACATTCCTGTAACCGATCTAAGCAATACCGCTCCGACTCCGACATTCAGCGGGGTTGTTGATTCAAACAAGGCAGTAGCGGTATGCATGGGCGTTCAAAGCACGGGACACTACACCGACAGTGGAGGCACGTCGCAACAACCCGCAGCTATCATCCGTTATTGGCAATGTCAGGTTAGGACCCCTGATGCCAATACGTTCACCTTGTCGAATGGAATCATTCAGGTGTTCGCCGGACCAATCACTGTTCCGCCCGGGACAACTGGCTCGATCAGCCCATACAATAGTGGGCTACTGCTGGATGTTACCGGTATTTAAAAAGGCTCTTAAGTACAAGCAATAAACCAATGTTCTGATTACTAACTTAGCCCTGGAGGGCCATGCAATGCCATATGTCGCCGTAAACATGAGCAATATGTTCGATGTTGCCAACAACACCCGTTATGCCACCCCCGAGCAGGCTGACGCCCGCGCACGTGAAATCCTGGCGCAGTTCCCAACGGCCCAGGTTTACACCGCTCAGGTACTGAAGGAGTACACCGCCAAGGTGGACATCACCGTGGCTGACCCGGCCGAGCCTGTGGAAGAGCAGGCACCGGAATAGGCCGACCTTGATTCCGCTAAAGACCACCCAGGCCCGCCTATCGCGGGCTTCTTTTTGCCTGGAGAAAACCTATGACCACTCCCCGCGGCGTCCGCAACCGCAACCCCGGCAACATCGATTTCAACCCCCGCAACGACTGGCAGGGCCAGGTCGGCAAGGAGCCCGGTGGCCGCTTCGCCGTCTTCGACACCCCGGAGAACGGCATCCGCGCCCTGGGCAAGCTGCTGATCGCCTACCGCGGCAAGGACGGCATGCCCGGTGTTGGCGGGAAGGGTATAGACACCGTGCTCGAAACCATCAACCGCTGGGCGCCGAGCAACGAGAACGACACCCAGGCCTATGCCTCGGCCGTGGCCAAGCGCCTGGGCGTGCGCACCACCGACCCGATCAACATCAAGGACGCGGCAACCCTGCGCGGCATGCTGGTGGGCATCATCATCCACGAGAACGGCGGCAACCCGTACACCCCGGCGGTCATCGATGAGGGCGTGCGGAGGGCGCTGGCATGAAGTCCTGGGTCATCAGGTCGGCGCTGCTGCTGGCGCTGCTAGCGTCCTACTGGGGCGTGTACCAGCACGGCCGAGCAGTGGAGCGGGCCGACGCCGCCCAGGCATCAGCAGAACGAGACAGCGGCGACCGCCTGGCAGAGGTGATTGGCGAGCGCGGCGCCCGCCAGGAAGAACAACGACGCGCTAAGGCGCAGGAGGAGGCGAGAGCCCATGCTCAGGAAGAACGAACGATTGCTGATACTGGCGCTGCTGGTGCCGATGCTGCTGGCCAGCGGCTGCGCGACGAAGCCGGAAAGCTCGCCACCACCGTCAGTTGCCCCGGCACGGATACCTCCGCTGTCGCCCGAGGCCAGGCAGCCACCCGCGCCGCCATGGTGCTCTCCGACCTGCTCGCACGGGCTGATGAACGAGCGGGAGAGCTGGCGAAGTCTTATGACCAAGCCCGAGTAGCCGGCCAGCTCTGCGAGGCGTCCTATAATGCTCTGACCAAGTGATCGGGGCATAGCCGTGGAGAAGCGCACTTTCATCGGGATGGTCGAAGCCGGCGAGCCGCTGATCCAGCAGGCTGTCGATGCCATGCGGCAGTACCATGAGGCCGAGGCGGCGGGGCAGCCACCGGAAGAGGTGGAGCGGCTTCGCCTCTTGGCCGAGTCGCTTTTCCAGGCGGTATCCGATTACCAGTTGCGCGTCATGGCTAAGGCTCGCGGCAAAGACCTGCCGAGACTTAACTAAAAAGTCTGTAGAACATCGGATTACCCTAAGTGCGGCAAGAAGTACACAATGCCGGACGCGGATATTGCTTTCGTAACATTCTCAGAGCCAGAGACGAGATCGTTAATTCTCCCAATAGTTTCAAATACTCCTGTGAAGAAACTTACCGATTTCTCTGGCTGATCTTTGATTTCTTTGCTTCTTCGGTTGATTGATCCGGCGACCTCGTTCAATATATCGTCAAGGGCGGAGTCGCCAAATATTCTATATTCGTTTAGTGCGCTTCTCAATTTATTGATGGTGCTAGAAAAAAATTGTTTAAGGTCCGGGTTTATTTCGGATTTTAGACACTCTTCAAGCAGTGAGTCTAGTTTGGAGGTAATGTCTGCCACCTCAGTTGCTTTGGGTCCTGAGGCTAATAATATTGAGTTGGTAATGAAGTGATCTGCGAATTTTAGCCCTTGTAGCATGGATGGAGTTATGCGAGGTAAGTAGCTTTTCCAAGGAGCTGATAGGTTAATATCTTGAAAGAATGCCTTTATTTCGAGTAGTGGCGCTAGGTGCATGTCTTGCTCGCCAAAGACATGAAGCTTTACAGCCTTAATGGCTTGTTCAGTTGTATCCTCTAATTCAATCATGGTCCGGGCTAAGCTCATGGGGTTTTTCGTTTCGACCCCTAAGACATTAGCAATGGCGCTAAGGGCAGGATTATCGCCATTCTGCTTGCGGAGTTCTTGCATAACTTGAATTAGGGTTGATGTAGGTGTGAGGATTTCGTCCATAATTTCCGCCCTGCAGTCGCGTCGACTATTTAATTTTTTATGACTGAAATTGTCATTCGATCATTGAAATCAGAATGTTTTCTTCAGAATTCAAAACATTCTAGGGGTGTGCTCTTATAACTGTTTCTCCTGCCCATGTAGCAGTTGAGGAGGAGGCTTACACCGAGAGTGGTGCGGCAGCCCAACTGGATTGCTATGCCGGGCTAATACCGGTCAGCATCTCGAAGTGGCGAAACGATAGCACCACAGCGACCGGCGTTCCAGCGTTTGCGAACCGAGGAAAATGCGGGGAACCATTCCCTGGGAATGCGAACGTGCGCTTTTATCAAGATGGCCGATGCAGGCGAGCCGCCCACTCGGAAGGCTATCAATGTCATCTGGGAGTATCAGGCAAGCCTGCGTAGGAATCGCGCGCCTGCAACTGCTGACGGAATTGCCGTTCCAGGCGTACTAACTGAGCGTTGAGGCTAAGCCCGGGGCAAGGACGTCCTGCCTCTCCAGTAAGCCCGCTGATCGATAATTTCCCATCGCGGGCTTTCTCTATATGATACTGTGTTTTTATACAGTATAGGTGCCCCATGTATTTTCTACTCGTCCGCCGCCGCGAGCACGGCGTTGCCATCCCCGCTGAAAAACTAAACAAGGTCCAGCCGCTGCGGGCCGACGTGCACATCGAGTACGGCAACAGCAAGGTACTCGGCCGCCCATGCATCGAGGCCTGGGTGTTCAACCCAACCCCAAGCGGCGACATCATCCCGCGGCTGCACGACGCCTGCGTGAACGGCATGGCCACGCTGGGGATGAATATCACCGGTTTCGAGGAGGTCGACGGCGTGCTGTACGCGCAGTCGTGGTGGTGCAGGACAATATGATGGCCGGGATACCGCAGGCCTGGCTCGACGAGCTCAACGATCACTTCTCGCTGGTCAGCGATCCTGATGGCCGGGCGGATGTGCTCAATGAGATGGCCTATGCCGCTCGCCGGCGCCAGGTGGTGGGTGAGGGCGACCTGGTGGAAATGCTGGAAATGGTTGAGGCGGCCAGGCTGTGGGCGCTTTCGGAACTTGAAGGGGCGTCCAGGGTGGAGCCTGCTGAAGGCGCGGCCGGTTGA